ATATTTTAGAGGTACTTGTATTCTTATTTAAAAGTTTTTACTAAAAAATTTTGTTATAAGAATTATTTTGAGTACCTTTGCACTCGATTTAGGGGTTCCGTAGCTCAGTTGGATTAGAGCAACGCCCTTCTAAGGCGTGGGTCTTGGGTTCGAATCCCAACGGAATCACAGAAAGGACACTGTATTAAGTGTCCTTTTTTGTTGATAATCAGCGGTTTACGATGTAATCGCTATTTGATAGTAATTCCGAAGGTAGAAAATATTGGTATCGTTTTTTGCTGATTTTTGCCGTTTTTTGCCAATATGTTCTACTTTTGTTCTACCTTTGTGTTCTACCAAAGTACGATTAGTTATGACAGATTATCCTACCACACGATTCGTTTTCGATAGAAAAAATACCGCAACAAATGAGAAAAAGGCGTTGATTCAAGTTGAAATCCTTTTTCAAAGAAAGAAGAAATATATAAGTACTGGTGTTAAAGTTTTTAAAAATCAGTATAATAAAAAAGAGTTTGTATGCAATTGCTTTGAAATGGTTGCGCTTAATAAGCGTATAAATGCAGTTAAAGAGCGTATAGACAATTTTATATCTTCGCTGATGGAAAAGAACGAACCTTTTACATTTGAGAAGTTAGAGAGCTTTCTGGATTATGAGGATAAAAAGGAAATGAAGTTCCTGGAATATATCCTTATGAGAATTGATCAAAGAAATGACATTAGAGATTCTACAAAGAAGAATCATAAGAAACTCATAAATTCATTGGAACAGTATGGCAAAATCATTTATTTCTCCGATCTGACAAAAAAGAATATAATCGGATATGACGAATTCTTGCATCAGCAGAATATAAAGCAGACAACAATTTGTTCTTACCACAAATTTATGAAAACTTATATTCATGATGCTATCAAACATGAACTCATATCAGCAGATCCTTACATCGGAATAAAAATAGTCAAAGGTGAGAGCGAGATAGGTAGATTCCTGTCAGAAAAAGAATTTCAAGCACTCAAGGCTGCAGAACTGCCGACAGAAAGTCTTAAAAAAGTAAGAGACTTGTTTGTAATACAATGCCTTACAGGATTGTCATTTTCAGATTTAATGAACTTTGACTTTTCCAGAATAGAGGAAATTGATGGACACCATTACATTAATGCAAAGCGAAATAAAACCGGAATAGAATATTGTGCAGTGCTATTGCCTGATGTGATGGAAATTGTGAAACGATATGGTGACAATCTGCCAAAATTTTCCATTCAACAATATAATATGAGATTGAAACTTATTGCTGATTATGCCGGGATAAATAAAGATATTGCAAGCCACTGGGGTAGAAGGACCTGCGGGATGTTACTTTTAAATAGAGGCGTCAGCATGGAAGTCGTATCAAAAGTTTTGGGGCATTCTAGCATAAGAACTACTGAAAGCGTATATGCTAAATTACTTCCTAAAACTATCGTCAGAGAGATTACGGATAAAGTTCAATAAAATCAGGGCTGTGTAGCAATACTATTACACAGCCCTTTTATAGCTTACTTTTTTAGTTTGTATACCATACATCCCATTACAATCAAGACTATTATAATGATAATGCTTATAGCCCATCCTCCAACATTCAATTTAAGCTGTTCCCATTTACTCAGTTTGCATTCAACAGGGTAGGGGACATTTATTGTATCTGAACGCAATATGGCCACCGTGTCATATTTTACCTTGTCACGATAGACGTACTTCCAAACGACCTTATCCTGATATATGGTATCTCCAGCCGTCCATCTGTTGACGAATACGCTGTCTCGTTGATATATGCTGTCACGCTGGTATCTGTCGACATAAATACTGTCGGTTCTAACAGTCTCCACAGGCACATACTGAACAGATTTGCATCCTGCCAACGAACTCAATATGATGTAGGGGATAATGAGATATAACAACCTTTTAACCATTCCCATAACTATATACCTTTATATTCTGTTATGGCATCAAAGCAAGGACATTCCTTTATCCTCTCCCATGAGTCAACCTTGCCGTTATGATTGGTGTCAGGGCTGATATCCCTGTGACCAAGTATCTGAGCATTCGGATAACGGCCCCTCAACTCCTTAAGCAGCTTTACAAGGCTTGCCTTCTGGGCTTCCGTCCTGTTGTCCACCACTTTGCCATTTGCGTCTATACCACCCATGTACGCAACATTGATTGATGTTGAGTTGTAGCCCTGCACTCCATTGCTGACAAACTGTTCGCCTAACAATTGCGTAACAGTCCCATCTGCCTGGATAACATAATGATATCCAGGGTTCTTCCAACCTTTACGTTTAAACTCCGCCTTAATGTCTGCAATTGTTTGCCTTTGGCTTCCTGCCGTACAATGTACAAAAATTCTTTTAATGCTTCTCATAATTTTACTTTTTATCTATTTCATCAAAACCGGCTTCCAAGGCTTCACCTATGTCTTTGTTCTTGCGCTTTGCGAAAGCAACGACAAACGCCCTGAAAAAGCCCTTAATACTCTTTTCTTCAATCCTTACCCCATGAAGCCAAAAGAAATGACCAAAGAAAGACTTTGCTTCACAACCAACAGCAATACAAGTGGCTACAAAACCACCCATCATGTAATCAACGCCGATAGGCTTAAGGAGAGCCATTCCTATAAACGATCCAATACTCACCCACATTATGTAGTCCATCAGCTTATTGATTGACCTTCTGATAGCCCTTGACGTGCGCCACTTATACTGCGACATCACTATCTTGTCTCCCTTTTTCTTGGCCATATTGAACCTCTTGCTGCTTTCGCCCCAACCATAGCGGAAGTCAGCTAATACACATAAAACCAGCGTCGCCAAAAACCAGCGTGCATCATATATCACGGCAACAAGCTCGTTGCCCATCATGGCGAACGTAAACATTCTGGTGCCGCTGTTCATATAAATATCTTGTTCAAACATATCAGTAAATTTATTTAGATATTAAATTATAACTTCCTCAATCGCAGCAATCTGGCCCAGTGTCCAGTCGTTGCTGGCAACAAGTTTTCCGAATACATGCTCTTTGAGCGGTTCATAATCCAGTTCGTTCTCTTTCAGGCCCTCGTCCTTCAGACATTCGGAAATCTTGTTGTTGTAGTCGTTAAAGTATCTGTTTATCTCAATACGCTCAGACTCACTCAGAGTTGTCTTTTCGCCCTCCGCCTGCCACTGTTGTGCCTTCTCCAGCATATAGTCGTGATTATCGCCTTTCAGTTTGTCTTTGGCAACTTTTTTAAAGTCTTCAAAATTCGTTACTACCGGTTTCAAGGCACGGATAATCTTAATCATTTTGAACTTGTCGCAGTCCTCCATCTTTGTGAGTTTTGCGTCACTTATGAGGTTATAGACGCTCAGGATTTTCTCTGTTGTTATCTTTTTCATGATTTTGTTTATAAAGTTTTGATTAAATTATTTTTATCTTGACATACAAATTATAGTTTGTATTATTGTTCCACACTCACGGGTGTTCCGTTATTGGTAAGATCAATTCGTGTATATTGAGATGAAGGCGAAATCATTACGGTTACATCCAATATATTATCAGAAACAGCGCCTTCGAGGTTAGCATCCGCGTTGTTATATTCTACATTCTGGACTATCGGCATACCTCGCATCCATTGTATGTTGCTTTCTCTGTTAGCGTCTTCCTCTGTGGGATAGGCCGGGAATGTGATATAGTTAAATTTATCTCCAAGTATCAATGTCTTGTTTGATGTGCCGATCATTCCTGCACCCTCATTGTATGCCAAGGCGTAGACGAGATTTATCTCTGTCAATTGTCCTGTATTGCTGTCCTTTACCTTGCCCTTCTGTACGATTGTGGCACGTAAAGAATCATACGCAGTGCTTCCGCTTGTGAGTTTAACGGTAACTTTTGAGTCCGGGTTTGAAATTTGTTCAACAGTCTTTCGGAAAGAGAAAATGTTTCCGTCGCTGTCTTTGTAGTACCATGTCTTGCCCCAATCAAGGATGTTTTCTGCTTCCAGGACATACGTAAATGTACCCGTGAAAATCTTGATATTATGGCCATATCCCTTATATCTCCTGTAGATGTACATATCTGGAGTAAGAAGGGCACTGTATTTTGTCATGTTCTCCCAGTTTGTCTCCCCTGCTGATGTAGAAAGAAACAGGTACACATCTATCGTGTCTGACTCTGATATAGTCTGTCCGGCGCCTCCGTTTTCGATGGTTGAGCCATTGTTTATTACAACCGGTATAGCCCAGCTGTCGCTGTTGTTGGCATTAAGAGCCGTCGTGCTTACATAAGCCGTTGTTATGCCACGTGTTATGTTCTTGATGATTATGCCTATATATACTGCACTCAGATGCAGTATGTCGCAAATGTCCGACAAGTCAAGTTCGCCTTGCTCTCGGTCCGGCATGTCAACCCCAAAATAGGTGAAGTTGTCAGCTGTCAGTTCTGTAGGAAGGTTTACCGTGAACGGCGGTCTTGCGTCATGCCTATATCCCACAAAATCGGTAAGTCTGAAGGGAAAGTCAGGATATGCAGCACCGGCACCTTTGCCGGTAGGTCTGTTATACTGCCATACAGCCTCGCTATTTTGGTTGCCGTTACTTCCCATATCTGCAAGTTCACTTATGACAGGGACCGTGTATGCCGGCTGGTCTCCGTCGCCATACCACCAGGGCTTATGCGTGTTTGATTGCGGGGTACCGTTCCAGTCCGAAGAACCTTTTAAGGTGTCTTCCGGGAACATAGCACGCAACGGCACAGGCTTGAACTTTGCCCACATGTTGATGTTGGCGTGCGTGCAAAGAGTGCCCACGTCATTTGATGCCGAGCCAAGGACAGATCCGACATCCCTTGTGTTAAGCGGGGCAGATACGATGTTTCCTTCAATTATTCCCATTTTATTCCGTAATTCATTTCCAACTCCATGTTTTCTCAATCTCCGCCAGCCTTTTCTCCAGTGCGGCGATCACCTTTCTCTGCCTCTGCAGTTCCAGCATAATCAAAGCGGTATAATCTACAGCTTTGTATCCATTGGCATCCTCTACAACAAGATTCTCAAGCCCAACCTTTTCTAAGTCTTGAGCTATGACGCCATAAGATTTTGTTTTATTTACATCATCATTCAGATTAAACTCAAAGAATTCAATATCCTTAATTTTGTCTATATCTTCTATTATTGTAGAGATATTCTCTTTTAATCTTTCATCTGAAGTTTGAGTTACCTTTGTTGCAGTAACTTGACCATTTGAAAGTGATACTTCATTAATCTTTAATACTCCTGAAGAAGATTCAATTATACGGGATGTATAATCCGCAGAAGATTTATTATAATGGAAGTCAATAAATGGTGTTGCATGATATATTTCAATACCTTCACCCATTAATTCCAAAGGAGCATTGTTTATTCTAAAACCACCGTTAAAAGCTACATTTCCAGTTACCGTTCCTCCATCTGAAAGTGATAAATAACTTTTACTTCCATATTTAGAATATAAGTTACTTAATTGTCCCGCTTGAGTTTTTGTCATATAGCCATTTCTTGCAGAAGTGGCATCAAGCATAGTGACTTGTATGGTTTGAATTTTGGGCCTACTTGAATTTATGGGGTCGGTAGAAGTCACGTATGTCGCAACAAGTGGGGATACAAATTGAAATCCTACTTTGTTGCTAGTAATATTAATGTCGTGACTAACTGTATTGCTTGGAGACGTTACCGATGAACTTTTATTAAAGAATATATGCTTTAGAGTCGTATCTCCATCTACAGAGTAGTCTGTTTCTTCCAGATAGCTCCCATTCCATATATATGTCTTTTTTAATTCTTCATCATAATATATGACTTCTGTTTTAGGGGTGATTCCGTTTGTGCCATCCTGGCTGCCAAAAGATGAAGAAGCCTTATATGCTTCTTCTGATGTCTGAGCCCAAGCAGCTTGACAACTTGTGTATACAGATGTTGATGCATTAGTGGCAACAAATCGTTTTTTACTCTTATCATAAACAACTTGCTTAGGATTTATAAGAGAAGTACCAACAGAAGCCATGGTCGTGCTTGATACCTGTTTTGTGAAGTATATAACTTCCTTCGACCTGTACAATAGCTGATCCTCTTCTACAAAACCGTTTTTATCAAGTCCGGCAAAGCCATTATCAGCCCCTTTTAAACTTTTCAGCTTATCCAGAAAGTGTGAAAGTCCTGTTAAATCTAAAAATTTCATAGGCAAGTTTTTAATGAAAGTGGAGCATTCTATTTTGATACCCTGTTTAAGGGTTGTTATGAGAATAGACTGTCTATTTCTGATTCAGAGATAGATCCGTAAGTCGTGTTGTTGTCTGTCCATGGGACATTAACGAACATAGCACCGTCACTACTCATTTGCACGTGATAATATTTGCCTGATGTAGTCGTTGCTGTATTTATTGTAGGCTTTGTAATAACGGATGCAGGCTTAACAAGACCGGCCTTAGATGCCGTTGCGATACCATATGTAGTGTCCTGTGCAGGTATTCCTAGTGCAGTAATATCGTTTTTTGTAACTGCAGTTCCTTTTGTTACATGTCCTTCTGAATTGGTTGTTATCTTATATAGCTTTTCTGTACTTAAAGCCACACCCTTTGCCTGCGCATGGTTATAAGCTATCTTACCATAGTCACCCCTAAAAGCCGTACTTGATGTTTCTCCGAGTGCTAAGTCAGAACCTGAAGCTACCAGTTTTGCGGATGAACCGGCATATCTGTAGTTCTTGGCATTTCCCAGATTGACATATATCACTCCGTCTTTAGGAGTAACCCCCTGGCCCACTACGGTCGTCCCGTAAGCTTCAGACCCTCTGATTTTGTCACTTTCACCCCAAGCCGCATAATACTCATTGCTCAGCGCGTCTTTCTGTCCTAAAAACTTATCTTTATCCCTACAATAAACAACTCCTACAACCGATTCCACCGAGCCTATGATTACTTTTAGCGAGCTGCTGTCCGTTACCTCATTGTCAAACTCTAAGGCATCATCCATAAACATTGGCAGCTGAGATGAAGGAACCTTTCCGTTTTCATTAAGCGTGGCTACACCATTCTTAACCCCCATCTCACTGCGCTTGACCTGAGCGTCATTTGTCACATTGCCAAGTATGGTAGGATTGCTGCTTATCTTCTGCCCGTTAATTGTATAATTACCTACTGTTGTTTTTGCTGCACTTACAGCACCGTCTACATAAGCCTTTACTTTACTCCAAAAATGGGTTAAGCCTGTCAAGTCTAAAATTTTTGCCATAATAACTTTTTAATTAAAAATATTACTAATATCTGTTTCTGATGCTGCATTGTATGCAGTACCGTCTATTGCCCATACGCCGATAGCGTTCTGAACATCATCTATGTCATTGTCTCTGATTCCTTTTATACGCGCTATGCCGTTCTCACCGGCCTTTGATCCTATTACAAGGCACCATTTACTCCATGTTCCTTTCTCCGTTACGGCATTTGGAGCGTTAAAGTTGTAATACCTGTAATAAACATATATCCTGTCGTCCTGATGGGTGTTGCTGTCAACATCCATCAGCATATTCGTTATAAACAATTGATTTGTGCCATGGCTCATAATGTCGTTGCTCACTAATAAAGTGCCGACACTATGGCCGCTAGAATATACATCAAATACTCCTGATTTTCCTGTGCCGTTTATCCGGCAGTTGTCCATATCGGAAAACTCTATTCTCATCCTGTCCAGCAGGTCTTTACCAAGATAAGCTGACAGGGCAGTATTCTTTGCCGTTGAATCATCATATTTATTCCAGTCCTGTAGAAGGTCGAAAGAAGAGCTGCCGGAGCTGCCGCCGGAATTCATGCCGAGTGCTGATACGAAAGACTCCGAGTAGAATCCTTTGGCGTTAGCGACAAACACATTGCCTTCAGTGTCTTTCTTAAACCAGTTTGCCATCTCTGTGGCAAACTTGCTCCCGAAATCATTTATGTTCAGTTTCTTGTCCAATTCTCCTTGCAGGCCGCTGATCTTGGATATGTCGAGCATAGGGATATCTCCTGCACTCAATGTGGCATGGCCGGTTACGCGACCGTACTTGTCTACTATTACCTTTGTGTATGTACCTTCAGTCCCTACTGTTGCAAGAGTAAGTGTGATATCCGCCGACAGTCTGCCGCCACCGGCAAGTCCGGTTCCGGCATTAATCCTCAAATTTTTGTCAGCCTTTACCTCAAGTAATTCAGCAAGTGTGGACGTCTGTGTCTGTCCTGCAAGAAATGCTTCCAGTTCCTTCCACCTGTTTATAATGTTGTCAGTGTCCGTACCCTCAAGAAAATCATTTACCTTCGTCGTAACGGCATCTGCCTTTTTAGAAACTTCAGCAAGGGCTTTTGTAGTGGCATAACCGCTAAGATCTATGTTCCCCTTCGTGAATGTAAGGTTGCCGCCGTCGCTGCTTTCTTCTACATTAACAACGACATTTCCAGAGCCTGATATGGTAATCTTGTGTCCTTTTTGTCCTTCTTCAAGCGAGATAACACGGTCTAACAGGTCTTTGCCTAAAAAAGCTGACAGAGCCATGCTTTTAGCTGTTGAGTCAACATATTTATCCCAGTCCTGTAGAAGGTCGAATGAGCCTGTGCCTGAAGAATCTTCTGATGTATTGGTCCCTAAAGCAGAAATGTACCCGGAACTCCATACATTATATTTTGATTTTATTGTTTTTCTCTTGTCACCATTATTGTCTGTACTCCAATGGCTTTCATCATTGTCAAATTCCCATATATTTTTTATTGCGGCAAAACCTTCAATCATTTCACGCTGTGCGTTAGCGTAAGCGTTGGAAAGAGATGTGGAGAGTTCGTTGAATGCCTTTATGATATCAATATTCTGATTTACATTTGCAACTTCTTCTTTAAGTTCCTGGGTATTACCCTTAATATGCTCATTGCCAATTCTTATGGTCTGTTCATATTGGAAGTCCAGATGTTTCTCGACCATTAGGATACGGCTATTCAAAATATTGTCTCCATTGTAAAAATTTACTTCTTGACCAAGATGAGTGTCATAACTATGTTCATAGAAGTTTTCAGGATAACTTTCCACTTCATATGAATTATTGTCCTTACTTGCATCAGAGATTGCTTTATCCAGTTCTTTTTCAAGTTCATTCTGAGCAGAAGAAACATATTCGGAGGGCATTATTATGTTGAAAAGAATTATCTGGTCTCCGTTTTGTGGTATTATATACGATAAGCCTGGTATTATATTTCCGGTGCTTTCATCTATAATTATTTCATAATCTCCTGTTTTGATCTCGAAAGTAGTTACATCAGCTTCGTCATTTTTCTTTTCTGGCTTATCGTAGTATTTAAGTTCGAAATCTCGTCCTGCGAGTTGCCCGCTTTCAAATGAAACCGATAAATTTTTACCATCAATTATGCTCTCTTTGTCAAAATTGAAGTTTTCAATTTGAAAATACCATATAGCGTACTGTTCATAAACAGGTTCGTCGTCAGTTCCTCCAATCTTTATTTTATTGCCATTATTGTCAAGACGATATTTTAGTCTGGCTCTTACATCAGATATCGTTAATTTGGATGAAGGAAAAATCTTATCGAAAAACAATGTCTTTATGAAGATTTCTCCAGGCATAAGGTCTGAAGTAAATACTCCATTTTCAAAATGTCCTTTTATATCCTTGAAGCCTCCGGGATATTTTGTTGGGTCAAGACCAAGGCGTTTGTTGGCAATATGGTTTGTTGCTTGACCGCTGTCATATTCTTGTGTAATGTTTCGTGTGGATCCAAAGGCATAAAAGCGTGTATAGTAACCGTCTTTGCTTTCGCTTACAGACGGCACGCTGACGTTTTCACCTACAATTAACTTTAGAGGTGTTCCATATTTGCATTCAGAGAGATAAATGGTATTTGTTTTTTTGTCAGTCCACCATTCTGTCTCGCATTCTTCGGCGATATTATTAAGATTAGAGAAAATGGAGGTTGACTGTGACGATATTGTAATTGTAGCCGGAAGACTTTCTGACAGTTGTATGGTCCAGTCTTCTCCTGTTTCATTCTTGATGGCCTGTTTTACCATGTACATTGCATCTGCAGGAGAGCCTGTAAAGTCCCAGTCCATTTCTCGGCTTTTAATCGTCAATCCGTCACTTTCATATGTATATAAAGGTACGGGAATTTTGTCCCAGATCATTATTCTGGAATGGAATTGTGGCGTGTATTTATATTCAGCTTCATTCTCACGCAAAGGTAGATATGGCTCAATAAGTGAGTATTTCTCATCTTGATATATAATATATGCTCCTGCAGGCAATACTATAGTCTTGTCATCATTCCATGACAATTGTATATAGTCTGAGGTCATCAGTTCTTCATGGCTTACAGCATCTTTTGTTATAAGCACAGAACAGATAACATCTCCAGATATTCCGTATATATCAATTTTTGCATCCATATCGGTTCAAAGTTCGTTAAAGAAAAATGGAAGTTCTAATTTTTAGAACTTCCATTTGAAACAAGAAGGGAAATGTTTGTTATTCGCTTCTGTCTGTCGGGTTTGGCTCGCAGAATTTGCTCGAAACCTTACCAAAACAACGAGCTAAGTTCATTCCGTAAGATAAACTTTTCCCTAAGTAAACCAGCTTGTAAACTTCATTTCCAAGAGAAGGAACATTGATTTTTACGGTTCCCTTTTCCAGTTCAGCCTGAAAGGCTTTCTTCTTTGCCCGATAATCACTTTCAGAAGAGCCTTCAATGGTGAACTGCAGGGCTATTTCTCGTGATGCAACACGTGCATTGTCTGTTATCATCCTTTTGCCGTGTTCAATACGGCTTTCATTTTCAATGTAGTCTTTCATCTCATTGAAGCCATCAATAGCATCGAGGAAGCCGTCTCCCATTCGTACACCCCAGGTAATAAATGCATCTTTTCCGTTAATTATTAAATCTCCTGTCATAATCTTGATGTATTTCGTTTCACTTCAGCGATGTCTGCTTTAATATCTTTTAGATATTTAGCCGAATATCCTGTATTTTCACGTATTTCTTGTAATTCCAAATATGAGTTGGCCAATATGGTTCTTGTTTCATCGGCTATATTATAAATTCCAACAGCTTGTGCTGTTAATGCACTTATATTACCTCTCAATTCTGTAATAGCAACTGTCTGTTGTTGTTCTGATGTCTCAATACGCAAATTCGATTCATATAAAGCAGTGAACCTGCCATTTAATTCATCGGCAGAATTTTGAGACATTGTTTCAAATCCTTTTGAAGATGCAGACTGTTGTTCTTCGCTTCCTCCCTTGTATCCGGTTATATCTGCTATGCTGTCACGCATTGATAGTGCCTCATCTACCATATCTTCCCATCTATCCTTCAATTCGTTCATTTGGTCATCTGTAAGGTTTCCATTTTGCCCACTCATCATTTGCGCCCAGTCGTCATACCATTTTTTCAAGTCTTCATCAAATACGTCTCCAAGCTGGTAGTTCAGCAAAGACTTCATCATGTATTCTCCAAAGTCGTCAGCAAAGTCTTGTGCATCTGCATCCATATCAAGCAGTGTGTTCATAAAACTGTCTCTCAGGCTGTCAAATGACACTTGCGTGAGATTTTCATTTATTTGTTCGGTCAGATTTTCTAGCTGGCCGGCAAGATCTGCATAGTTTTCCCAATATTCAGACTTGTCATATTTGCCGATGTCGGTTATTTCATTCCATATTTCACGATTGTAGTCTCGTATATATGCCATCTGTTCTGGCGTCAGTTTGAACATGTCCTCATATGAATTAACAGAACTGATACTGTAGTTTGCGTTAGGGTTTGTTTTTAACCATTCGATAAGGCTTTTATTTATGCTGTCATATATTCGAGAACTTGTGGCCGCATTACCATCTATCGCCTCACCCCAATAGTATGCGTTTGAATGGTGTGCTCCAGTGTAAGACATTTGCGCTTTCAGTATTTCAAGAGTTTGACGATTCAGTTGCTCTTGTGCATCTTTTGCTTGTTCGTAGTTTTTTATGGCTTCACCTCCTGCGCTTTCGTCCATTTTGTCTTTTAGACGGTCTATGCTATCACGAAGTCTGTCATTGCTGTCAGTTAATTTCTCTGTAAGTTCTGTAACATATTCAACGTTTCCTTTACCTATTCCCAGACCTAAGATATTGTTGAATCCGCTTAGTATTCCCTTGACGGCACCTATACCATTAGATAATGCTCCGACAAAATTGCCGCTCATAGCATCTTTTATGAAGTTCGATGCAGACTGAGATGCATTAGCCAAATCGCTTATACCTTTGCCAAAATCACTACTCATATCAACACCCAATTGACTGAATAGGTCGGGGAGTGATTGAATGTTTGAATTAATTAGTGACATTATGTCACTTATAGCCTGTAGTTTATTGCCGAAACTGGTAAGGAAATTGTTGAGTTTTGTTCTTGCTCCGTATTCATCATTTTGTGCCTTTACCAATTTCTGGGTTGTGGTTGTCAGTTTACGTTCACTGCCAGCTATATCATCAAATGATTTCTTTACATTTTTATAAATATCGCTGTCTTCACCAAATAAACCGCCAATTTGTGATAGTATGTTGTCAAAGTTGGAAGTAATTATATCTTTTGCCCCGACACTTATTCCTGATGTCTGCAAATATCCTGCTACGCTTTCTCTTTGTTGGTTTAGGCTATTCTGCATTTCCATCATTTCGTGCATCAACGAATTAACGGTACGCTCAGCCTCTGCCACTTCCATCTCTATTTCTTTGCGTCTCTGTGTCATGGGCAGTATTAGCCCAAGTGTGTTCTTAACCTCATCGTTTTTTTCAACGATTGCAGTATTTATCTTATCTATCTGTTCTACGGCAGTTTTGTATTCTTCAAGTCCGAGATTTCCGTCTGAAAGCATGTTCCTTAGCTGCTGACGTATTCTTTCGAGTTGGCTGATTGTCATATCTCCGAGGTTACCGAATACATCTTCCCAGTTCATGTTTCCTTTTATCTGTTCAAAATCAAGCTTAGACAGTGCATCATCCATTGATGCTTGTAACGAAAGGCGTTCACCTTCGCTTTGAGCCTTGTTGATCTTGTCTGAATATTCCTGAGATATTGCTAGGCGTTTCTGTTGATATGTGCCATAGTTCTTGAGGTATTCGTTTAGTGCTTCTTTTTGAGCATTAACCTCATTTTGGATTTGATTTTTTTCAGTATATTCTTTTAACAAGTCATAAGATGAACTGTCTACCGTGATATTGGAAGAGTCGAAACTGCGTTTTTTATACTTTGGATTTTGTTTAGCTCTAAGATCTTCTTTTGCATCGAAGATTTCTTTCTGTCTTTGAATTTCTTTTTGGATATATTCTTCTTTAGCCCGGTCTATTGCTTCCAGTTCCTTTTTATTATCATATTCTCTTTGTGCAATAGTCTTATCACTGCCGTCAGCCATAGCGTTTATCCGGGCTTGCTCAACCTGATTTTCCAATTCAACAGCATCTCTTTTACGGTCAAGAGATTGATTCTTCTCCAAGTTTTTAAGTATCTCCGCCTGTTTGCGAATGGCTTCCGCCCTCTTGAGAGCTTGATTTTCCACTTTAGCCTGTTTTTGGGAAAATAGTGTATCTCCACCCAGTTCTTTAAACGACTTCTCCGCTGTTTCCATTGCCTCTTTGGCCTTCACGACCTCGTCTTTTGTTGACTTGGCAGATTTTCTTAGTTTCTCATAAGTTTTCTTGGCGTTGTTCCATGTCTTTTCTGCCTTCTTATAAGCATCTTTGAACAGTTCTGGCTTTCCACTTTCATATTGACCGGTAAGATAATTGAACTTGCCTTTCTTCTGATTTGTATCCATTTTCAGTGAGTTCAACTTTAGCTGGAATTGGATAGGAACAGTGAAAATTCCGGTTCTTGACGATTCTTCCTTCCATTGTAGCATATATTCACGAATTTTCAACAAATCATCACGAACCTTCATTTGCTCAACTGACATTGGAATCTTATCAATCTCTTTAATTTTTTTCTCAATGTCTTTAATTATAGATTCCGTATCCATTTCAGCTGGTGAGCCGTCAACATGAAGCATCATTGTTCCTTCAACCTCTTTTTTCATGGCTATAACAAAGTCAGACATGTAATCCAACTTCATCTTGGAATCCTGATATTCTCTTTCTGCTACCGTTAGTTTCAACTCTATAGGTTTAGCGTCCTCCTCGGCTTGCTTTTTTAATCTGGTAAATTCCTCCAACGCTGATTTCCATTGATCTAAGTCCTTTTTCGCATCTTCTATTTTAGACGTATAAATCGCCACTTGATTATTCGAATTTGAAATCAAAGAAGCTGCCTGACGTGCTTCTGTATATTCTTTGATAGCATTTTTTGCTTTCTCTATATTATCAATGATGTTCTGATAATTGTTCTTATCCCGCTCTTCTTTTAGTCTTTTTTGGGCATCAGCAAGATTTAATGTAGCTATTTCTTCCTTGCTATAAGCTGACGTGAGGGCAGGAGAATATTTCTGTAATTCTTCATACGATTTTATTTTTGATAATTCAGTTTCTGTACTGTCCTGAATAACACGGATAAGCTCTTCTACTTTACGTTTTCGCTTCTCCTCCCCATCTATAAATTTCTGTTGCTCATCGTTGAACCTTTTCTGGGATTTTTCCGCCGCTGTCGCGCTATCATTAAAAGCCCACATAGCAGCTACGACTCCAGCCAAAGTTGTTGCTATAAGCACATACGGATTAGCTTTCATCACTGTGTTCAAAGCTGTTTGCGCAAGTGTCTGCGCTTTCGTCGCAGCTGTTTGTAAGGCTTTTGCTGCAGCATCCGTTCGAGCAGCAACAGCCCAACTTTTTGTTAATGCTATATTCGTAATCAATGCCGCTTTATATATTCCATAAGTGGCTATCAAACCTATCAGAGTCTTACCAACAGTCTCATAATTCTCTATTAAACCTTTCACGGCAGATATACCTGCGGATGCTATTCCCTGAGTGTTCTTGCCCATTTCGTTAAGCATAGAATCCCAAGCGTCTTTCAGGTTACTTATTTGTCCTGTAAGAGACTTTGATTGTTCCTGCATCAGGTTATAATAAATGCCTGATTCGCTGGTCATATTCTTGAAAGCTTGTTCTACTTCCTTGAATCCGACCTTTCCTTCTTTGACAAGTCCAGAAACTTCATCTTTTGTCACACCAAGGACTTTTGCAAGTTCCTCATATATAGGAATACCACGACCTGCAAACTGACGAATATCGACAGCATAAGCTCTTCCTTGTGTCCTCAATGTTCCGTAGAGATAGGCTATTTCACTAAGTTGTGAGCCAACACCAGCAGCCACATTGCCAAGCATTACAAGTTCATCACCTACATTTTCTGCCGATGAGCCATAAGCAATCATCTGTTTTGCTGACTGAGCAACCCCCTGAAGGTCAAAAGGAGTTTTAGCAGCAATATCAACAAGTTCTGTCATGAGTTTGTCTGCAGCCTCCTTACTCTTTAACATAGTAGAGAAAGCAATTTCTAGTTGCTGAAATTGTCCTCGGACGTTAATAAGATCGGAAACAAACCCTTTTAATGCTGCTGCACCACCGATAACCCCTAAAACTTTAGTCAACGAAAGCGTCATTCTCTCATTGACTTCAGCTGTTTCTCCCGCTTCTTCTTTAAAAGCAGAGTATTCATCCCTAAGTTTTTTTACTGAGAGACGGGCTTCTGCCTGTTGCTGCGTAAGACCGAACAAAGCATCTTTCTGTTCTCTTAATTTGGCTGTTTGAGCCTTTATCTGTTCAGACATTCCTGTAGTATCACCGCCAGACTTAATCGTTTCACGGTATTTATCTTTCAGAAGAATGAGCTCATTCTGTAACTGTTTGATAACACCTCTTTGTGATATGATATTCGCTGAAAGATTATTTACTGTTTGTGAAGCATTGTAAATCCCGTTTTTGAAATCATGCTCCATTGTAGCTCCAACTTTTGCAGCTTCTGTCACAAGTCCCATCATCTGCTGACGAGCGGCTGCCAATTGTGCTTCTAATGCCTTTGCTGCAGCAGGAGACTTGTTTACGTCCATTTTCTTTAGCTGTGCTTCCAGCTTCTCACATTCCTGTCTCAGACGTATAACCTCGTCATAGTCCGAGCTTACTTTAAAGTATAATATTGCCATATCTATTTTTTGTTTCTTCTTCTTCGTGAGGCCATATCCTTACCCTTCACTTTTGTAACCTTCGTCCCGGTAACGGTATGGAGCTTGTCACGCTGCATTAATACTAAGTTTCTGTATGGTATTTCATATACCACTTCCCGGTATGTCAGATGCAGATTTTCCATGAACGATGCGATCTGTCCTAAGAGAGTATCATTTCCTACAACTTCGGTTTCGCTGCCAGCAGGCTTACGTTCTTCGCCAAGCTGGCAGCTTTGAGAAAAACCTTTGAGTCAATCATAGAGAGTGCTTCATCCAATGCGTTCACATTCTCTTCATATGTTCCTTTTGCTAGTTCTTCACTTAAACTTTCGTCACCAGTTATCAGCCAGGAAAGAGCTTTGCTGTAAGCCTCGCTTTTTCCCAAGGAGAGCAGAACATCTTTCAAATTGTCTGCTTCTTGAACTCCAGACAGATAGGATATAGCTCCGGCCAATTTATGTATAGTAGGAGGGTAGACCGTGTAAACTTTCCCGGCTACAAATATTGTTCTGAAATCACTGCCGATAATGGATTCTGATATTATTCTTGCTCCTTTGTTCATATCTTAAAAGAAAAAGGGTGAAGCCGAAGCCACACCCGTTAAACATTCTGAAAACTAACCGCCACCTTCTTGAATGAGAGTAATTTCCTTTTCTACAGTCTTGAAGGCATCAGACAGAGAGGTTGGTATGCTTCCTGACTGAGTGGTATAGCCGGCCTTTGACACTTCATAAGAAACGGATGTCCCAGATTTCACCCTCTTGGACTTGACCGTTTGCCCATCCAGCTTTACTGTCGCATCAGAAGGCGTCGCTATGACCTTCACATCAGTTCATGCTTCTTTAACCTCTTCCGCATCGAACCAGTATTCTGGAGCAATATTAGAGTCTTTCGGTTCCAATTCTACGGCACTTACTGGAATACCGATGGCCTTATCCGTTGTCGCTTCACGGGCGCCGATGTCAGCGCGAGGGATAACGCAATACTGGTCGTCGTCGGTCTGGGCTACAATCAACTTTTCGATGTTCACTTTGCCCCTGGCACGCTTCCAGCCCTTGTCGGTGTTGATTACATCACCACCCATGAGGTCTTTCTTGGTTGGATAGTCGTATTCACCAATAGTGAAGTTGACGGTTACATCGCCCATCTCCTTGTCACTACGATAAACCTGACCAGTGAGCTGGTTCTTGTAGTTTGTACGGCTTGCCTCAGCTTCTTCAATAGTCCATGTGTCCTGATGGATATTCTTCACTTCTTTCAAGGTTTCACCCTGCAAAAGAGTATGCAAGGCTTGTCCTGTTAAATCTTCTGTGATAGCACTTGTCTCGCCATACCAAAGTTTTTTGATATTAGCGGCTGTAATTTTCTTTGCTTCTGCCATATTATTTTACATTTAAAACTTCAAACAAAATTCTTACATTCACATAATGACACTTTAAGGCTGTGTCCTCCTCTGTCCCGATTGATTCGATGGAATAATGATAGGTTGTACCATCATAGCGTCCGGTTATGCCGTCGAATAACTTTTGCGCCTGTTTCTCCAACTCGTTCAGCCGTATGGTGTTGGCTTCGCCTTCTTTCAGGTCAGGAACGCAAAGGTTCACCTCAACAAAAGACTTCTTCCAGTATGTCTCTGGCTGCTGCTTTTTAGCGTGAATTACAATCCTTTCAGACTTCAATTCGCCAGTCAGCTTCTTTCCGTGAGGGACGATGGATATGCCGAAAGTCTGACAATCACGGTAAAGTATGTTCGCGATGTCGGTAGTTACTATCATTTTATTTCCTCCTTCAATCGTTTCTCAGCATATAGGGCTGCACCAGTCAGGACTTCGTATCCTTTGGATTCTACGAAAGAAGCGTATTCGGCTTCATTCCTTAACTCCAGACCATCATCCTGAACTGAATATTTGTTTGACTTGCGGAGCGTACCGGTCCGGTTCTGATAGCTGCCATGTTCCACTGCATAATCGACAGCTTCTTTGCCGACCTTCTCTTCAACGGCTTTCACCTCGGCATAACCTTGCTGGAAGAATCTGTCCACATCCGAAAAATCAAACTTTACATCCATATTTCTGAGTAACTAAAATAATTTGTATTTTTCACCATGTAAACCTTGCCAGTTCCCCTGACATTCTCACCGTCCATACACCTTACTTCATCACCAGCCTTCAGTGAGATTCTTTTCTCACAGACTACATGATAGTTCGGTCGGTACACCTCGCCATTCTCCGAGGTAAACTCCTTTGTGGAGTTATCGTCACACCGGCACCTACACACGTCCTGCCAGCTTTCTCCACCAGTTCCGGGAATAGGCCGACCAAACTCATCTTCTTCCAGCGGAAGAGTGACCTTCACCTGCAATATATGGGGTGCGAATATCATTGACGGAATCTGACTTTAGGTTTATCTGACAGAGTGTCTTCAAGTCCGTACTTCTTACACAAGAAAGAATAGTATTCCTTCAAGCCCTGAGTATTCCAGGACATAGAGAAACCGTTTTCGCTGATTGAAGTGGCTCTAAGTAATAGAGAGGGGATGAACTTCGCCATAGCCACCGACACGAGACCGATGTTTGACAGGTCCATCTCATCCTCTCCGCTTATTCCTGAAGACAGACTTATCTCCAAAAGGTCAGCCTCCGACAAGTTGATGCCGAAGGTCTGAAACTTCTGTGATATGTAGTCTTTTACTGTCATGCGTTCATTGTTGTCAAGTCGATGTTCACAATCTGGTTCGGGTTCGCAATCTGCGGAATCCACTCCGCGGTGTATTCCAGATAACGGCCGTTGCCATCCTTGTAACCGGAGATGAGCATATCACCGTCAGCCTGAGTATAGTTGCGGCCCGGTACACCGTCAACAGCTTCGTAAGGAGTGTGGAAACGCATGTAACCAACCTTATCCTGAGGAAGCAGTGTAATATGGTCATCGGCGTAAATCTGCACGTTCTTGCCAGACTGGTCAAGAACATAATCTTCCTTGATTTCAATAGCCGGCAGGCCAATACCAGTAAAGACGGTGGAAGCCAGTTGAGAGGTAATCAATCCGGTTGACATATACATCTCGTTACCGGTAAGCTGCATCTTGAACTTATCACCGAACTCACTCGAACCGATAATATTTTTCACGAATGTTCCTCGTGACATAATCATCTTCGGGAAGTTGCCGTAAGTGGCCTTCAATTCATTAATCTGCTGCTGCAGGTATGTGATGAAGTTGGCCTTCGCTCCGGCTTCGGGGGTAATGAACTTGAACGGAAGTTCGATATCCAGCAGGTCGATTCCTCCGGCATTGTCGTCCTTGTTTTTCACTTGAGCCTTACCTGTCATCAGCAATGAACCGACAACGATGTCCATGCGCTTATGTGCGGCAAGGAGTACCTGACGATAGTCATCGTAGATGAAATTCACGATGTCCTGCATGGCGGCAACTTGGTCGGCAGCCTTTGCGGCATTGAACTTGTCAACCAAGTCCTGCAGTTCAGACAAGCGGTCAATGGAAATCTGGTAACGGTCACCTAAATAGGCAATCTCACCATATCCAGAACCGATGTTCCTACGCTCACGGATAGGTTTCTCCCCGTAGCGTGAGTTGATAGAACCGGCCATCACGCCAGTAACCTGACCAATATAGTCTTTGAACACACGAGTTGTCGTTCTACGGAAGTCCAGGTACTGCTGCCAATATATCGTATCCTTACGAGTCTGAAGGACGCGTTGGATAACGGCACTTACGATATTAGGATCGTTAAACAGTGTATAAATAGTTAGCATCATATCTTTGTTCTCCTTTTTTATTTACTTGCTATAATACCAGCTGCTCTCAATGATGCAAGAAGAGCATTAATTTTGTCTTTTTCATCTCCGCCTGCAGCATCATCAACTTTTGTACCCTGTTTTACCAGTCCCAAGGTGCTTGAGTTAGCTGCCTGATAGGTAGTGTTATTGTCTGTCCACGGAACTTCGACATAAGCTTTGCCGCCTTCCAATGCCACCGGATATTTCTTTCCGCTTTGGGTAAATCCTAATTGAATTCCTCCCATTACGGAATCCGAAGCTTCAGGCAGTTCATATGAAACACCAGCTGGTGACTGAACACCTGCAGCGTTGAACTGGAAATGCGGCATGTTAGCCTTGTCGATGTCTGAGAATGGCATGGCTAACTTGGTAGGTTCTATTTCAAACGCACGCATCAAAAGGGCAACCAGTACAATGCCATTCTCTACTTGTTTCCTCTCATACAAGGCGGAGTTTGCAATAACTTTAGGTGTAGTACCGCTAACTTCTGTAGCTTCATAAAGTATTGTGCCGGCCTCTAAAGTTTCGCCGAAGTCGGCAGCCAACGTCAGTTTATCGAAGGCTTTGTCTGATTTGTCAATGTCGTTAATGGTTGCTCCATGTGCACCGTTACCAAGATGCATACCTTTGTAAGCCAAAGAGTTTTTCTTAATCTTCAACGTGGTATTGGAGCCTGTCGTGAACTTCTCATAGACTTCTACACGGATTGCCACCTGGGCTGTTTTCTTCACCAGGTCAGCGGCAATAGGTGTAAAGGATGGTAAAAACGAGCCAACAACAAGGTTGGTCGTGTCCAGCTTATAAGGGCCTCTGCGTCTTACACCTGTAGAAACATCATAACGTTCCTCGATTGACGGTTCCGGCTCAATGTTATACTTAAATCCTGCTGCCATAAATTACTTGTTTTTTTGTTCGACAATAGATTTTGTGTCCGCCTCAATCATTTTGGCGAACTCGCTTGCTTCCTTATCCTGCTTTTGTTCTGCAGTTTCAGGGGCTTGTGCGAATTTGAAGCCGCTGTTAGACATATCCTGTTTCATGTCCTTGAAATAAGTGTCCAAGTCCGTGTTCTCTGGAATGTTGCGGTCCTTCAGCATAAATTCGGGAATACCGTACTTTTTTGCTACCTCCGAAATCTGAGAATTGCGCTGCGCCTGCGCTTCTTGTTCCTCCATTTTGGCCAGCTTATCAGCAAACGGCTTGATACCAGCTGCAATGCCGTCAGCAATCATCTTTGCGATGTCTGTCTCCTGGGGCTTGGGAGGATCGTTTAGTTTCGGCGGTTCTGGTTTCGGATTCTCGATAGGCTTACCGTCTTTCAGTCCATGCTTCTTCTCGTAGTTTGAAACAGCGGAAGTCTGCGCTTGTCCTGCGCGGAAGTCACCATAGTTTTGCATCACGTCCTGAAATGAAATACCCTCAACAATAGAGGTTACCTTCGTTTCGTCCGTTACACCCTCAGCCTTTTTCGTAGCTATACGGGTAAGTGTGGCAGTATCCACCCCAGCGAATTTCTGTTGCAGTCCTGCCAAGATTTGTTCAAAGATTGTCATACCGTATGAGTTTGATTAATAATTTCATACGGTAAAATTACTTATAGAAAAAAAGAAGGGGAAATTTTAAGGCTAACGATACGAAACAATTGGGAGAATGTTCGTTTTTAATGAATCTTCAGCATAAAAAGAAAAATTCATGCTGAAGATTCATTTAAGCAGTATTAATCTTGAGATGAAGAGTTAGATTTTGAATTAACAAAATCATTTACAATCTTCAAAAAACTGCCTGTCACCATTGCACCTAAGACCAAAGCTAACGCCTTAGAAGCATCGTCTTTGCTAATGTTTTTTAAAATTTCTGAAATAAATCCATCTTTAAAATTCTTGAGCTCGTCCATATTTTTTATATTTATTTATGAATACACTTTACAAATAATATACCATTCTGAAATATGATCAAATATGACAGAGTTTCACTCCATTATTGTTCTCTTTCTGCCATATTGTCGTCTCTTTTTATTATATCTTTTTCAATTTGAGAAATCTCATCCAGCACATTGTCCACATTACCTACAAATGTGATGGCCCGCTGCTGCGACCATATTTCGCCGTCCTTGGCCTTGATAGCCGTGTCTATCTTGTCTTTCAGGTCCTCCAGCTTATATGGCTGCATCTGAACATCTATATCAATTGTCTCGGAGGCTGCTTCAAGAGTTGTATTAACTGAGCCTAAAGCGGAAGTCAGGAAATTTACACGCCGTTGCATGAATTCGCCGACAGTTTCGTTCAGATTCTCCACATTCAGATGGGTGGACATAAATACATAATCGAAAGTTACACCGGAAACAGCATTGCCTGTACCTTTCAGCGCGTCGAAGGATATACGCGGCGTATTGGTTAATCCATAAATCTGACTCAGTAAGGTCTCAACCTCGAATTTAACTGTATCAGGGACCTGACTCCATGTCAGATATTGGGCATTAGCTCCCTGCCCGGTCAGCTCGACCACTCGGTTCTTGAACTCACCAGAGAAATTCTGCACATCTCCAAATAACATTAGGATAGGGAAGAAGTGGTAGTCGATGCAGTCCGCATAGTTTGAAAGAAGTTTCTCCAGTCTTACTCGGAGACTCTTGATCTTTTCACAATACGCTTCCGGACGGTACATGTAAATTACAGGGAGTTTCTTGAATCCATGAGCGAACGATCCTTTGTCTGTCCAATTACTTGTCAGTTCCCACTGATAAACCATATCCTTGGTGATGGTCATAAAGCAGGTAATCTCCACATCATCCAAATCTTTCTTCTTGTATTCACGGGAGAGGGCTACCAAATCTCCATTGTCATTGAAGAAAGGATAGAGCTTGTCTCCGCGGAACGGGGACCAGATGGCACTCTTCAGACGATATTCTGGTTTTGATTTGCCGAAGATTCCGGCAACCTTGCGCTTAAGCTTTGCCCAGAAGCCGTCGTCCTTCACCACATACCAGTATTCTGCCACTTCCTGCTCTGACAACCATGCTCTGACAACCTTTTTGTTCTGATACTTCAGCTTGTTCTTCTTGAACACTTGTTTCAAAGCTGAAAGAAGACTTTCTTCTGACTGGTCCGGCTGACAGTCAAGCGTCGGCTCTGTTCCTACTGTGAAAGCTGTCTGAATGTTTACGATGTCCTGCTCGATTGGAAGGGCTATTCTATTTGGTTCAACTTCTTTCTTAACCGCCGGCTCAATGTATTCTTTACCTGTTGTCGGGTCGGTTATTCTTTCTTCAGGCTTGGTGGTGATTTTTATTTTTGGGTATTTCTCCTCGTCAATCACTATCTCATGCCTGTTTGGATTCCAGTCATTATAAAGAGCATGAGCATTGGGATGTTCTGTTTTTCTTCCTTTCTTCAGATAGTAGATTTTTCTCTCTATCTCAGGTATCGCTAAAATTTCCTCTAAAGTTCTCATATACTAAAATTTAATGTCCAAATACTCCTGAAATGTCTTTCGGTTTCATAATCCTGCCTAGAAGCTCTCCCAGCACATAATACCGCGCAGCGTCAATGCCATGGTTATCGTGGTCTTCCGGCTCGTTGATGTAGTTTCCGTCCTTATCTTTTGCCCAGACATAATTCCTAAATTCCCGTTGAAGGTTGTACGAACGTTTGGTGATGAAAATTTCCATGCCTTGCATTTTATCTATACCAGCGTTAATGGATCTTGGTCCCTTCTCGACGGGATAGATCTTGATTCCACCGTTACTGATTTCCTGAATGAGTCGCGGATCTGCACTGTCTGCTATCACTTTCAGGTTCCAGGGGCGAAGAGTCTTAATAATATCACTAGATAGCAATCCGGTTCTATAATCCACTTCATCCAGATAAAGAGCATTGTCGATGATTCCGCATCGGATAGCTGCTGTGGGGTCATTGGTATAACCAAAATCCTGTCCGATAGCCACCTTCTTGCACCACATCGGGAACTCATCCACGATACCCCATTTTTTGAACACGGCACCTTCGGCAACGTCTGCCCATCGTCCGATGACAGTATGGGCGTACTTCTCAGGATTTTTTTTCTTCATTTCCTGCACTTCATTTAGGAATTCAGGAGAAAGGTTCTCAAGATTATCGAAGTAAGTCGTGTGGATATGAAGGACATTAGGGTGGGTGGATATTTGTACCTGCACTCCATCAATCTCCATAAGCTTGTGGGTGTTCTCGATGAACCGCTTGTAGACCCAATGGTTTGAGTCCGTGGGGTTCATCACAATAATAATGCGGTTCTGTATTCCTTTTTGGCGAATAGAGAGCATGATGGTTTCGAACTCTTTCTCCGACACCCACTCCTCGGCTTCATCTACTACGAATGTGGTTATGCCGTGGATGGATTTCAGCTTGGCTGTCTGCACGCCTGATGATGTCTTGATGCCTCGAAACATGGCACATCCGCCGCTGCGAAGGTTCTTCACATCCGTTTTGGTACTTCTGAAATACTTGGAGTGACCGTCCAAATCCACCTTCTCCATAAACTCAGGGATAACGGAGATATGGGCAGAGACCATAGTGTAACGGGTGTACAGAACCTGATGGACGATACGTTTTTCAGGCGAAGGGTGACGTACCTCGAAAAGCAATCGTTCGATGAACGTGGATACATTGAACGACTTGCCGCTGCCACGGCCTCCGGTAACGAGGATAATAAACTTGTCCTTGTTGTGATAGAGTGGTGCATATATTTTCTGGGGCTTAATCTTCACTTTCGTTCTCCTCCATCCATTTATCAATGTCAATGCCGTTCTCGCGGTGAAGGTCTGTTTCCTCATCCTGCCGACGTTCAATCTTTCTCCACTCTTCGTCATGGTGATACAACCAGACAGACATGGCCTGAAGATTTGGAGCGAGTTCGCTCTCACTCACCTGAAGTTCTTCTTCGCCGGTCAGATTGCCGTCCTGGTCTTTCAGCTTTCTAACTACGGTACTCTTCGTCTTGATACCACCCAAGGCCATAGCAAGGAACTTTGCACGTACTGCAGCAGTGATTGTCGCACGTCCGCGCGCTAACACTTCGCTTAATTCGCAGTGCTTACTCTTCTTCTCACTGAATGTTTGGGGGCATAGGCCTAAAGCGAAAGCAATCTCTTTGTCCGTGAATCCCTTCTTGGCATACATTTCCACTTGAGAGAGAAACTCCTCGCTCTTGTAGTCAAATTTTGGTTTTCTTCCAGTATGTTTACTATGTCGAGATTCACTTTTCATAATCATTCAACTCTTTCTACCTGTTCATCGAATACTTCGCCTTTGATAAATTTGGCGTAAGGATCGTAACCAAACCTTTCACAGAACGCAGTTTTGGCTTCAAATGTGTCAAAGGAGAGCATCAAGTAAGCATCCATATCCTGAGCCTGCTTTTGGGCTGCTTCCTTTACCTGTTGCTTTACGTCCTTCATGTGTGCCACCTTTTCGGCTCTTTCCATCTGCTTGGCAGCTTTCTCGGCTTCTTTCTGTTCAGTTAATGGAGCCATCATATCCTCCAAAGCGTCCGCAATGGAGTTTTCTTCCTCTGTTTGGAGAAGGAAATCACAACCGATAATGTTCAAGTCTGCTGCCGTTAGTCCTGCATCCTGATAGTCAATATCAGGGACCAGTCGAGCCAAAGCGTCAAAATCCCAGGTTCCTTGCGCGTTCGGGTTGTTCATCAGAATGTTCAATTCCTTTTCCTGCTTTTCGTCCACGTCAATTACATCGACACGGAGCCTGTAGTCGTTTTCCGGGAATTTTTGAAGTTCATCCATAACCGTCAGGCGTTGGTGCCCAGACACAATAGTAAGTCCGGTCCGCTTGTTGACTACGATTCCACCAACCAAACCGAATTTCTTAATCCCCCGTTTTAACGTTTTTCGTGATTCCTCGGATAGCTTCCGGGGATTATAATCCGCAAAGTGAATGGCGGAACGGTTAAGTTCTACCGATTCACTTTTTATGTACTTGCTTAGTTCCATGCCTATTGCTTTTGTTTATGCTCCCAAATAATCCTCTCAGCCATCGGGAACACTTTGTATATTTTCTGTAAATCTTGTGGGTAGTTCTTCTCCAGCCATAGTATGCAATCCAAGTTAAAGCCTACACCAGAACTTGCTTTCAGTGAATATCTCACCGGTTCAGGCAATCCATTCTGTCTCATGTATGACAGGATATCTTTCTGCGTCCAGTCGGCCAAGGGATAGCACATGCCATTGTTTTCATACTTGTTGGCTTCATAACCTTTCAGCATCAGGCGGCGGTTCATGCCGTCGGCCTTCTTCATGCCTAAAAACGTGTAATAAATCCCATATCTGAGCTGCATGGCTTTTACTATATCAGCCAGTTTTAGAAGCTTTACTTTAGGATTGGGTACGCAATACATACCGCCACGAAGAATGTAGGTCAAGTTCCAGTGTGGCACCTGAATAAACTCTATTTTAGGATATTTGGCCTTTACCCAGCCTATCCATCGCTCAATGTGTTTTAAGCCTTTGACGAAGTACATGAACACACAAACAATCCGGTCAAATTTAGGATAAATCATGTCCAGCAAGACCAAAGAATCCTTACCCAAAGACAGAAACAGCATAACCTCGTCATGCAAAATACTGACGAGGTCAATATAGCTGTATGTCCTGTCTTGCAGTGTCATTATCCGCCACTCATACCAAGTCCGACACGGACGTTATAATACTGCTGTCTGCGGTTGATGAATCTGCCACGTTGCGACAAACCTCCATTTTCTGTGGTCAAGCCTCTACGGCCGCCACGATAACCGCCTGTTGAAAATGTGCTTCTGTTTACTCTGACTCAGCGTAAAATTTAAATTAAACATGTTTTTCTATCACTCTGCCAAGGTTATAGACTACCTGTGCTGCCAAATAAATCTCACCTTGATGGGTGTATTCAATCAAGTTGTGGTTCTCGTCTTCAAACAGCTCAATCTTTGCGTCTTTGACTTCTACCAGTGCGTTGGTTCTGCCTTTGTTGTAGCCAACAAAGAACTGAATAGCATCATAGTGTCTCGGCTGCAGCTCACCATTAACCTCTACACAAAAACCGTCAGCGTCAAGCTGGCAGTATTTCTTTTGTGTTGTTGGTCTGATCTCTCTGTATTCTTGACGTTTCTTGCCTGACAGGATTTCGTCAAAGAATTTCTGTTTGATGATAAGATTAAGTATTTCCATAATCGTGATATATATTTTATTTAGTTGCGGATGCCGGATTCGAACCGGCGACCTCTACCAAGTCAAAGTAGCGAGCTGACCACTGCTCTAATCCGCGATGGTACCTTTTCACAAAGATACCTAATTATGAAGACAATTTTGAATAACAATTCTACACATACGAAACAATAAGCCAATTGTTCGTTATTAATTCACAAGCATGTTGCTTTATGATTTGGTCTGCTGTGTTTTCAGACCTAACAATTGTCTGGTTCTCTCTACGTCAATGAAGTTTGTCCATCCTGCATGATGCAGCTTTATGGCTGCTTCTTTTATCGTGATATCGCCACATGACACCTTTTCTTTCAAAGACTGTAATATACTTTTCATAACCATCTTAAATTTGAATAGTATATGCCATTCAGTATTTTATAATCACCAAATAATCTCACTTCGCCTTGGTACATCATGGCAAACCTTGAGTAACCGCAAATCTGCTTTATAGCCCAGTCTGCCTGCTTTGTTCCATATCCAAACCGCTGTATTTCTGGGTAAATTTTCATTCTGAAGGCAATTTCGCTGTCTGTCATGTCCCCAACGGGGTAAACGTTTAAAGTCCCATTGTGAGCGAAATAAACGCCATTCTCTGCAAACGGATGACAGTTAGCCCGGCATATTGAGCCATGAGTGGCAAGTCTGAAATGTATAATGCAGTCTTCGTCATCTCCGACCTCCGAGAGGTGGCGCAAGAATGTACGATAGTCCAAACCCTTATGAAAATGATCGGTTGAAACAAAACCGTAGCCGTTGTGGTTGAGTTTTTTGATTTTTGAAAGAATGTCCAGGCTCGGCATCTGGACACCTTTAGGCTTGTATATAATGCAACACATATTGAATTTATTTTAATTGTGCGAGGTTCATGCAAGAACCTCGGCACGTGATTTGAAAAATGATTTTTCTTTGGCTGTCAAGAAAGGTATCTCGTCAATTGAGCTAACCTCTGAACTCAATACGTTCTTCTTAGACCATGCAACCAGCTTAGCACAAAAGTTCACCCAGTTTGAAATCTTTTCAAAGTCTGTAGAGCCTTGATGCTGTCTGAACTCAATTGTTCTGTGGCGTGAATAAGAACATGCATTCACCTTGAAATACCTGTTGCCGTTCATGGCATCTAAAATGTCTGATTTTGTAGTACACCATGTAAAGTCATAGCCTTGCAGTGTTCTGCACCATCTGCTGTTGTTGGCACGCCTTGACCTTGCCATGAACGTATCAATAACTCTCTCTAACTTCTGATAGTTCTTAAATACGTTGATATAAGCCTCGTCAGACAAGTTCTGTGCGCCTATATGAACATGAAGTCCTGTAGACCTGTTAACCTGTGCGTTTGCCTCATTCAAAGCCTTGCAGCAGGTTTCTAGGCTTTTCATGCCTGCCTTGCCTGTAAGTACTGGCGACACACATTCTATTGGGTTGCTGCCCATTATGGATGAATCAGACACGAACTTATAATAGTGGTTGTTGTCTGTGTGGTTGTAGCCCTCATACTGAAATGGCATTGCGTTTCTTGTAGCACATTCACGCATAATGCTTGCAGCGACAAGGCATTCTATCTCAACGCCAAACGTGAACTTGTGTGATTCTCTTATAGGTTTCGGCAGTTCTGAAAGCAGAAGTTCTATTTCATACTTTCTCAATCCCAGTTTGATGAAAGCAGCTTTCTTTGTTGCCTTAGAGCCTTTCATGTTCTTAATCTCGTCAACTTGTTCATTCAATGTCTTCATAATTTAAATATTTATTAATTATACTATTTGTTTAATTTTTACTGTGCAAATATACAAATAGTATAATTATTTACAATAAAGATTTTAGTTAATAAATATTAATTATTAAACTAACTATATTATTTCTTGAACTTTCTTATACTTATTATTATTTTATAAGTATATTTGCAACATAAACAAAGCGTTTAATTATGAATTTAAGAATAAAAGAAATTTGTCGAGAAAGAGGTATTATGCTTAAAGATCTTGCAAGCATAATAGGTATTACAGAGGTCGGATTATCTAAATCACTTAATGGAAATCCTAACATAAATAGGCTTGAAGAAATTGCAAATGCTTTAGAAGTGCCTATAACAGAACTCTTTGATAAGCCAAAAGAGGGCGTAATATATTGCCCCCATTGTGGAAAAGAGATAAAATTAAATCCAAATGTTTAATTTTAAATTTTGAAATATGAATAGATTCCTATTAATACTTTTAACTTGTGCATTATTATGTGGGTGCAATAGTACTAAAAAATATAATGAAAAATTAAAGAGAACAACCCAGTTAATGGCAGAGTTGACGTTTTATAGTGAGCATATTACAGATGATTACACAAATGTCTGGAAGGAGGCTATATATGATAATGAGTATCAGGGTGCATATTGTTCTGACTTTAATGAAGCATTATCTAAACATCAAGATTTTGTGAAAGGAACTTCTTTGTATAAAACGATTAATCTTAAAAAGGATACATTAGATATATTGATAAAAGAATTAAGGGAATATCCGTCGAATTATAAAGAAGCATATGACGACATTGTCAGTTTATATACAGATGTTGATGAATTAATAGGCTATGCCAATACACCTTCAGGGTCATTAATGACCTATTCTACAAAAACATCTAATTTAATAATTGATATAACTAAGCATATAAAAGAGTTTGATATTAAATACATTGAATAATAATCTTTTGTGTTTTATTCTGAAGTGAATGGGTATGTGAAAGTAAAAGGAACTCTCTATGAAGTTCACTCGTTTGAAGATTTAAGGAAGTTAATCGAGCTCAACAAGTAAAAGTGGAAAAATGAATTATCTTTTTTATTAAGTTTGTGTCTGCTTTGGTCACAATTATAAAATAAGAAATATGGATTATAAAAAAATACTGAATAATAGTTGGATTCAAGGTATAATAGTATCTATAATATCTTCTATTTTGTTGAATTTTAAGGATGCTGATATTTTTAAATACCCAATATCATTAGGCATTGTATTAGTACTCATAACAATAACTATCTTTTCTCATTCATTATGTAGGAAAATATATTTAAAACTCAGAATAAGAAAAATGATTAAAAAATATACTTCTTGTTATTATCATGGGTATCCGTTTAAATGGGAATATGTTAAAAGTAAAAATGGTATATTTGGTTATGAGCCTATTAATATAAGGCTTTCTTGTCTAATTGATAATGTTCCTTTAAGAGGATATGAATGTCCTATTTGTAGACGGATATATTGTGGAGATAAAATGTTAGAAAACTATGATTTTGAGAAATTGCAAAAGATAATAAAATTGAATATTTATCGTTACGTCATTGAATATAAAATACCAGAGCACAACTAACTAATATTTACAAACTAATATGATATGGATATTATTAATATTTATACTTATCCTGCAGATTTGGAGTATTGGTCTTTATTATAAGTGGGAAAGTTACAATAAGAAAAAAGGAGAAAATCAAGCATTAAAAGAAGATTCACGTGCTATAAGCTATGAAGGAGAAAAAGGAAAGAATCTTGCTACAAAGGAAGATATAGCACAAATAACCAAAGAAATTGAAAAGGTTAAGAATGAAATTTCATTTGAATCTCATAGAAAACATACTTTTATTGAAGAAAGGACCAATAGAATCATCTATATTTTATATTTAGCAGAAAAAATTCATATGTATGGAAGTCTTCTTTATTCTTATCTGAATGACAAATATGCTGATAAAAAAATATCAATCTTAATCGAAGATGTTAATATGACTTTGTTAGATTTGTGTCATGAATGTAGATTAGCTAGTGTAACAATAGAAGGATATGAAAAGATTCTTAAAAGAATAAATACTCTAAGAGGAAGTGCAACAAATTATGCTGTATTTATAACAGGTATAGGTATTAGCGCGTCAAATCATATAAAGAATTGGCAAGAACTCTTTAAGTTAGCAAATACAGAAAGTAATAATGAAGTTTTTTTAAAATCGACCAAAGAATGCATAGAACAACTGAATACTGTCAGAGCTGAATATGAGGAAAACTTGTCGAAAGAAGACAGAGTTCTGAAACAAGCTATTGAAGAATATTCGTCTCTTTTAAAAATATTATACAAACAAGATTTTTATTTGAAATTTGATTTTATAGATATCAATGAAAAGGTTCAATAATATATAAAAAATATTGTGTTTCGTATAATATTAAATTATTATTTATGAATAGATTATAAATTCAATCAAAATGGAAAAAGAAAAATTATTTCAACTACTAATTGAATCAATCATACAAATTCAAGAAAAATATTATTGTCGTTATGATGGTTCTTTACTTGAACGCCCTTTTTGTTATGAGTTATATCATCAGTTTAGTTCAATACAAGGAAATGATGGGTCATTAATATTAAGTGGTGAACCATCAAAAAACCTTTCATGTACTATGAATAGGGGAAAATATCCATCACCAAAATACAATAAGGATCGCGTTCTTCCGGATTTCATTCTTCATAAAGATCTAAATGATACTTTACCTGAAAATCAGATAATGGCTATTGAGGTAAAACAATTATATAATATAAATAAAGCTAATTTGGAAAATGATATTAAGAAACTTCAAAGATTAGTAACAAAACTACATTTTGATTATGGAGTCTTCATAGCAATAGGAATGACTAATGAAGAATTGATAACTAAACTTAAAGAAACAGATAAAAATATCTATAAGTCTAAAGATAAACTTTATTTTATTGCAACAAAAAATATTAATATACACAAAAAATATCTATCATATTATGATGTTTTCTGTGATAAACAAGAATGAACTCAAAGCCGGAGCGTTAAGCTTCCGGCTTTGTAATTCAAATTTTAATGCTGCCCCAATTTGTTCGTTCGCCATACGTGATCGTTTTTAATTTTTCGCAGGCAAAGGAAATTGGTGTTTTGATGGTAGAAAACATCACCGGTATATAACTGTACCATTAATATTAAATGGTGGTATAGGGTTGTTTTCGATTATTGGTAAAATATCAATACTCTTTACCATCGGATGACTAGAAATAAATTCTAAGAGTGATGTATATTTTTCTATGTTTAGTGTAACATCTGTTGCCGTTTCTTGTTGTATTGGATCAAATAAAGAAATTGTAATATCTTCTTTATCAGTTAAGAAAATAATAAACTTAGTGGTAGATGATAAAACTTTTGAACGATAAATACATAATCCAGTATGTTTTTTTAATCCGTCAATAAAACTTGACTGTAATTTATATTCCTCCTCCAATAAAGCATCCCAATCTTGCTGAGGAATTGGTTTATCAAATAATTCAATTAATAACTGACATGTTCCATATTTTCTTAACCAAGAACTAATATCTTCGATGGTTATTTTTAATTTATCTGTGGGGCCATATGGAATAATACTATCAATGGTTCCAACTTCACATCTCCACTCGCTTGGCCTTTCTACTATAATTCCTTCATTGTTCATGCTTTTACGAGGCTCATCCTCTGCATGTTCTATAATACCATTTTTTATGCGAGTAGCAGATTCAGCAGATAGTCGCACTAGCATTTCCCCCTGATGTAAACTTCCTACTACTTCACACCCATTATCATGAGTAAAAACTTTACCTATTGGTCTATGAGTCTTTGCCCATGCGGTAGTTATCAATCTTACTTTTGTATAGCCGATTGATGAATATTGATTCTCATGTAAAGTGGTACTAATAACATCTAATTGTGTTGTAATGTTTTCTTTGTGAGAAACAAATAGAGCATTTTTACCACTATAAAAATCTTTACGACCTCCACCTTTATGAGGTGGAATCTCCTGAATATATCTGTCACTATCTAAAATGACTTGTACTGGAAAATTTGCCATATATTATTCTGTTTTATTATTTTTCTGAATCATTTTACAAAATGATGATGGTTTCATATTAAATATTTCTGCAATATCTTTTTGCTTTAAATCAGGCGATGATGCTTTAAGGCTCGTATATACGTCTTCTGGTGCCTTGGTTATAACAGCTTTTACTTTCTCGCTTATTCTACCTGTATTTAAAAGGATGTATCGTTGCATTAAATGATATAAACTTATATTCTTATATTCGTCTATAATACTCATTCTTTTTAACCAGTTTGAAAGCTTTTGAATATCTGCTCCTGAGCAATCTTGCAAGCACCAAGATAGAAATGAAATTTCTGCATCATTATATTGTAATGGATTTATAAATTTTTGTAATAAAATAGGAACCACAGAAGGTGAAGGCTTCGGAATTTCTATTTGTACATCAAATCTTCTCCATATTGCAGGATCCAGCAATTGTTCATGATTAGTGACTCCGATTGTAAATCCAATTTCATCTCGAGAATCTAGACATTGCAAAAGTGTGTTTACAATGCGTTTAACTTCTCCTACCTCTTGAGGATCATTACGTAATTTTGCTATAGCATCAAATTCATCTAATAGAAGTACACATTTATATCGATTGGCAAAGGCAAATAGATTTCCAATATTGCGAGAACTAGTACCTAAAAAAGAAGATATTATTCCATCTAGTTTTGCTTGTACTATAGGTAATCCTAATTGTTTTGCCATCCATTTCGCTAGATGAGTTTTTCCAGTACCAGGCAATCCATAGATTAAACAAGAACGAGATGGTGTCGCATTCATTTGGACAAGCTTATCATAGTTTGACCATTCAATAATAACCGAATTTACTGCATCTTGTATTCTTGTGTCAAAAATAGGTTCTATGGTTGGAAGGTCATTTTCATATATTACTTCTAATAATGGGGCGGAGGTTTCTTTATCAACAGGTATGATAGTCTTAGGTGTTAGAATTTCACCTTGTAAACAAGATGAAGATGTAATAACACTCGATTTTAAAATTTCCTTATTTTTTGCATTATGAAGCATTTTCTCTAAGACTTTTGCTTCATCAATGTTTCCATCTGCATGGTATGCAGCAATTAATCTTTCGATCTGATGTATTATGACATCTATATCAGAAGAAAAACATGCTCTACATAATGATTGAATAATATTAAAATATGGTATCATTTTTATTGTATTGTTGTTGACTGCAAATTAAGCAAAATTTTTTCTATCAACAAAATAATTTCCAATAAATATTAATAAATTTCCAATAATAACAGTTTTATTTCCATTTCTTAGAAATAATCTCTTAATGATATTTCTACTACATAGTTATATTATTTTTGTGTCCAGTTTAATTCGACTATCTGATTCAGTATGAGACATCTTACGCTCAATAGTTGAGATTTCCAAGTCATGAAGGGTATGGGCAAAGAGATTCTTGATGAAGGTGGCTGTATGAACGCGCTTTCTACCAAAAGCCTTGCCGATGTTCCAACCAAAGTGTATAATGTCAATGCTTTTAAGTTGTGAGTCAACCTTTACGGAAGATATCTTTTGCAAGGTGTCGCCTGAACTATATTCTACGATGTATGCACATAAACGGTTGAGGTCTTCTTCACTCATATATGCAACCATTGTTTGCTTCGTATAGCTGAGAACCTTTTCCAATTTGGTTTGAATAACATGATTCTTTTTTGCGATAGAATTGGTTCGCATGACTTCATATTCTGAAGGTTCAGAGATTGTTTCTTTAATGGTAGGAAAAGACTCAATGACATCGAGTATAACCTGATTTGAATGTAAATACCAATTGAAAAGTGCACAAAAAGAAGTGTATCTAAAAAAATCAGAATTAATCAACAGGCAACATTAAATTCTAAGTTTCTTTAACCCAAATGGACTATCCAGCCATGTTTATAAGAAAAGCTTTATTAGTAAGTCTGTCAACTATAGTAACAATCAAACTTATTGCAGATACAGAAAGAGGATAACATTAAAATTTGATTTAGAAAAAACGGAACGTTATACTCCAAACTCCTTTACTTGATTAGTCCTTTGATATTCAGCCTCTCTAAAATCAGGTTGTAAAGATACTCAATATCTTGTCTGAAATCCTTATATTGTTGGTAGATAAAGGAAACGTCAGCAATATTGTTAGAAATAACACATGGTGACACATCTGGAAATACGTTGGCTAACTCGGCTCTGATACCATTCGGCAGCCGTCCACCGGCTAGGGAACTTGGAGCATACAGGAACAGCACAATAAAAAGAAACTTCTTGCGCTGCATAACGCCGTCAGGATTTGGTGAATGATCTGCCTCTGCAACAATGTCCTTAAACCAGGAATAAATTTCTGGAATGAGTGATGTGTCCTGCAATAAAGCCGATGAAAGTTCTCGTTCACGCTCTGATAATCTTGATTTTTGTTCACGAATGGCCTTTAACTCCATGATTGATGAAAATTCTTTTGTCATAGTATGGTCTTTTAAAAGAAAAGTATTATATTTGTGGCCTAATCGTGCGTGGAGTCGGTCTTTTTATCGTGGGGCTGGCTCCTTTTATTTTAACGCCTACATATTCTCATTATTAAAAACATTTCTCGTTTATATAAATTTATTATTATATTTGGTATAGTTTTTGTTTGTTAATAATAGATGAAAATATTAATACACATGGGAAATTATAAGAATAATCACGGAGGATTAGAATATTATGGTCCTTACATGGAAATGATAGATAAAGAAAACCAACGGGTTTTAATTGAAGAGCAATATAATTTTCTTCAAAAACAGAAAGCTGAAATTTTGGCTCAACAAAAATATCGTGAAGAACAACGTAAAGGAGCCAATTTTGAAAAAAGGCTTCTTATATTTAATACTCTTATTGCTATCGCAGCATTATTGGTATCTATATTCAAATAGTATATCCGATAACAGCCACAAAGCACAGATAAAGGCTGTTGGTGGATTATTGGGTATGTTTTTTGTATGCTTTGATAAAAAGTTACATGGAAAATGGAGTTCAAATAATAAAGGAATATTTAGAAGAAAGCTTAAGGCTCACTATATCAGAAGATATTGAATATGGTTTATATGATGAAAATAGTAAAGACATTACTCATGTAAACAAAAATAAATGGCATGAAAAATTGTTGGGCTATTTCATGCTTACTTTTTTCATTATATTTTGGGGTTCCTTACATCTCCTATTGCTTCCATTTTTCTTATTGCCTAATTTATACCGCATATATTTAAGGATAAAATATAAGATTCCATTCACACCAGAAATATGTCCTGGCCCATGTAAGACTATAGACTTAATAAATAATAAAATAAAAATAGAAATACGGCCAAACGATCACTTACCACCACACTTCCATGTATTAATTGATGAACAAGAAGCAGCATTCACTATAATAGAATGTGCTCAACTCAACGGAGATATTGAAAATAAATATCTAAAATCCATAAAAAAATGGTATAAGAAAAATCGTAAAGTCTTAATCTGTCAATGGAATCTTACTAGGCCGTCAGATAGAGAATACACAAAAATAAAACAATAACTCATTTTTTTCAATGTCTTTAATATCGTGAGCGATTAGACTCGCCAACAGCTGTTTGATGGATATTGCTTTCATTTTTTATATGTTTCTTTGTTTTTCCAATTTAAAATAGTATATTTGCATCGGCTAAGTAGCTCAGTGGAAAGAGCAACGCCCTTACGAAGCGTTAGTCCCGGGTTCGAATCCCGGCTTAGAATATTCATAAAATCTATATATATAAGCAGGCTGATAATCAGACCTGCTTTCTTTTTTAGTCCTCCAATAAGTCCAATATGCGGCAAAGAGCACCTTCAAGAACAGATACCCTGTCTTCCATATCATTTCTGTAGTCTTCATATTCACTGTCCTCATATAGAATTTCGCATTCTTCTTGCTTTGAAGTTGAGTATTCTAATCTTTCATGACACAAATCAGCAATATCATTTAGAAGTTCATTAACTGGTTTATCACCCAACATGGTTTCTACTGTTGTCTCTATTTTTACTTTTACTTGTTTCATTTCTTGTCTTTTTATGATATTCAACAATCGTCTTATTCAATGCTTCTATAAGGCGATATGTCAGAATTGCCGGCATTTCGTTTGTGTTCATTTTCTTGATACACACCAGCCCATTCCGATATTCAAGAATAGTATCAAGTTCTATTATTACGCTTTCTTCACTCATAGCTTTTCTCCTTCTTTTTCTTTCTCATAAACCTTGCTCCTTTAACAAAGCCCTCTATGAAATTGTCAGAACAGATACGCATCAGTTCAAGATTGCATCTGCCATTTCCCAAGGGGCGATTTTTTACATCGCTGGCTTCGTCCATTGGCCAGCTTTGCTTTCTGTATTATTGATACCATATATTAATTCTCATCTTACTTTATTACACACCGGCAATTATCTTAACTTCCTTCAGTGTTTTCCCTTCTTTTAACAGCTTTAATAGTTTATTGCGCCCCAAGACCTTGTATACAGGTATCCAGTCAACATGTACGAGGTCCGCAGGCTCCCCTGGAGGAATAGCCATGTTATTATCTCCAACATAATATTTTGAACTTGGATTAGACAATTCAAAAATTGTAATTCCTGATTTATTGCAAAGCATATACATATTACCATTTATCTTGACTTGTCCATAATGTCGTGCTATGGATAGATGTGAATTCATCCATACGGATTCTTCTATTACAATAGGTTGTATGCTCATTATACAACTTGTCTTATCAGGTTAATATTCTTGTTTACCAACTCTATTATTTCGTTGTGCATCGGTGTAATGCTGTTACATACGCCACGGCTCTGCACAATAGTGAAAGTCCTTAGGCTCAGCTCTATGGTCTCTATTCGGTGCCCTTCTTTGTCCTTTGCAGACAGAATCAGGCTTTCTTTTTTCTTGTAATAGCCATATGCATATACACAGTGGTGCATAGCCTCTCCTTCCTCGACCATTTCCGCAACGGACCGTATGACAGTTATAACGATGTCTTCGTTGCCGAAGCATATACCGAAGAAACGGCCTTTTCCCTGTGCGTAGGTCTTTTCCCATCCCAAGGCTTCTCTCATTTTGTCAATCTCCCTTTGTCTGGCTTCCTCGCGGTTCATTCTTTTTAGAAGCTTGTCATGTTCCTTCTTCAGATTGGCCGGACATACATATTTCGCATTGTGTGTGTCCATATTGAAATGCAGTAGCATTTGTATGTAGTCAATCCACATCGAAGCATCTTTCACCCTGTAGGCGTTTCTGTTGCAGATGTTTATTGAAGGTTTCACGTCCTGTGGAATGCCTCTTATGCTCTTCGCATAAAGCAGATTATACTGTTTTGTCTTGATAAGCATTTCGGCTTCGTTGTCTGTCAGCAACATAACGGCAAGTCTGTTTACTGATATTCCTTTGCAGCGGAATGTAAAACCGTTTCTCTTTAACTTTGGGATAAGTCTTCGGACCGGATAAATAAATTCAGAGTAGATATCATATTTGTCGGGACTATATGAGTATCTCCCGTTTACTTTGTCCTTTATGCTCATGGGCTTGCAGAAGTCCCAGGCATCATACACCCAGGCCATAGGCCTACATGGTCTTGCCATGATATATTCCTTCCCATCCTCTGATATCCAGTTCTGTACCGCTTCGTTTATGCTGAAGTATGGTTCATACCCTTTGGATATGTTTCCAGACATCTTGTACATCTGTCTTTCGATTATAAAGTGACGAAAGACCTGAAATCCCCTGTATGTTGTCGCTATCGTGAAGTACCAACGCTCGATAGATTTGCGTTTCCGGCTATTTTTAAGCTTTAAATGTGTTCCACAATGCGGACATACAGTTTCGTCTCCTACGAGATCTATACCGAGTGGAGAAACTGTTTTTTCGTGAACCGTTCCACAGTTCATGCACCATACTTCGCCCTTGTTGTTGTAACCGATTTTCTCAAAACAGGTATCTTTAGCCCATTGTTTCTGTTTTTCAGTAATGGTCGGCAGCTTTGCACTAAGTTCGGCCACCAACCGTTCTGTTTTGTTACGTGGTTTCATAATCTTAAAAGTCGAATAGTGATTGCTCTGCGTGTTTACTTCTTTCTCTCTCAGCTTTTCTGCGTTCTGCAAGTTTCTTTGCCTTTTCTTCATCAGCTTCACGCATACGGTAGATGCACTGTTGCTGGTATGCCTTGACAGCCTGCTCGTGGGCTTTTGCTTTGTCTTCTTCCGAAAGTTCCACTGCTGATGCTGAAGTGTTCACATGTGTTCCTTTGGGCAGCTTGTTTATCATTATGTCATCTTCGTCGTAGTAGTGGACTGCCAGCCCGAATACTTCAGCGTCAGTCATGTAAACAGCATTACCACGCTTATGTGCTTCTCCAATGACATAATCGAAGCATTCGTCTATATTTTTGTTAGCTTTCGCATAACTCTGTGCAAATTGTTCGTCATTTTTAGCCCGTTCGTCCAGATAAGCCTTAATGGCATCTTTGACATGATTTTGTTCTTTGCTCATATTTTGGTATTAGTGATTTTGACTAAGTTTGAGGAAATTTTCTCAAAATTTCCCCTAATTACCGCAATTTTCTTCATTGCTTATTGCTTTTATGGTTTAACTCGTCCGCCTTATCACGTGCGTATATCCATGTGTTAGTGTCGCTCATGACATTAAGAACTGCCTTCAGACCTGTTTCAACAGACTTATCCTCCGCAATATTCACATCGTCCGTCAGTTTATCCTCAACAAGTATGCGTGCTATATTACGCAAGCAATACTCAAGTGCAGAACAGGACATAGACGAGAGGCATGAAGATACAGTCTGTCTGCCTTTACCCTTCATAACAATTGTAAAGTTTGTAAACTTTGCGGAACGTCTCTTTACATATTCAACGGCCTCGCTGGCAAGTGACTGAGCAACAAGGATGGCTGCGCAGACATTTATATCCGGAACGTCGTATCGTCCTAAAGCATTTGCCAAGGCGATGCGTAACTTTTCTGTATAAGGCTGCACTTTTTCGTAGGCTGCATTGCCAAAGTCTGCCACCCACGCCTTGTCGCAATCGTGAGCCAATAACTCACCGATTGCAAGGGTTAGCTTCCGTATCTCGCCCATACTCGCTTTTGTACCAGTCATGCGATTAATATATTTTCTTACCTGTCTGTCATCGTATAACTCCGGCAAACGCTCTTGCATCATATCCATTGCGTCAGTGGCGTGTATTATTGTTATATAGGCCAACGCAGCAGAGCCGAATACAGAGCCTGTATATTCGTCTCGTGAACGCTCCACCGAAGGCAGTGCGCCACGCATAAGATATGCGTTTGGTTTGATTGTGTCATTCATTTGTTCCTGATTTGTATATATCCAAGTTTTTCAACTTCCTGTAATTCCTTATATTGAACTTCGTTAATTTCGACGGCATTTTCACCATTTACTGTCATTCCTTGGCAAATATTATAGCGCTTCCGGATACGATCAATAATATGGGTATCTTTGGTTTTCCAGTAGATAGTCGTCTTCATACTCTTTGCCTCCATTTTAAAGCTTCAAGTAGCATATAATACAGCTGTTTCTTTTCTTCTATCGTGCAGAAATCAAAGCTGTCTACATACTCTAAGGCATTAAACTTTATCATTTTCATATCTGTAATTCATGTTTATTTTCTAAGGCTAACACCACTGAAAAGAATGGTTTTTGTTATCGCTCTCAGTCTGTCAATGGTTCTTTCTCCGTATTTCTCTTTCAGTTCATCTATTGTGAGGTTTGTAGTGAGAATAAGAAGCTTTCCTTTCTTTTCGGCCTCGTCAGCCAGTTCAGCGAAGGCCAGTCTTTTCTCGCCATATTTGATACTTAGATTTTCTGTTCCGATATCATCAACATAGATGATATGCTTCTTTTTTACTTCGTCAAGATTGGCGTTCATCTGCTGTGCATCGTAGCAGCTTACCACTTTACGGCAGTAATGATTAAGTAGCAATGGTATAATCTTACCACAAATAAGCGTTTTTCCCCTTCCACAGTTGCCGAAACACAGAAGTCCGCGTCCATTGTTGCCTGTCAACCAGTTTACGACTTCATTATATTCAGGGAGCCATTGGCCCTTATCTTGGGTGAAATATTTGATACCGGACCAAAGTATTCTTTTCGCTTCAGGAATGTGAATGTTAACGGTATTAGGTACAGGGGAGAAACCGGTATCTTTGAGCCTGTCTATTGTTTGTTGAAAATTAATATGTTCCATATTACCAGCCTTTAGTGTATTTTTCAGGTGAGTTGTCTTTGAGTACAACACCTATGTTTGCTTTTGAAGAGACTTTTTTCTTCGCTTGTGAGATTATTTCGTTGAATTTTGAATTAATATTAGACACACTGAAATACTCAAACAGCCAACCATCATTGATTGATGATAGCAGATACTGAAGTGCGTATAATATTGAGTCGTCTGATACATCCATCTGTTTTTGCTTTCTTTGAAATCTCAACTTTTGAAGCAATTGCGTCATATTACCAGCATCTTTAGGTGTCCAATAGTAATCATTTCCGTACACTTTCTTAAAGTGTGATTCAAAAAGAAGACGAGCTTTAGAATTAATTTCCTTAGGCTCGCCTCTTTCCCTTTTACCTCCCCCTTTTAAAGGGGGTGAGGGGGATATATAATTATTTCTTTTTACTTTACTTTGTGTACTACTGTCGTCAGAAACCGAGTTATTGTATACAGAAACCTCGTTTTTGTTGTCAGAAACTAAATAATCCACCACATATTCAATTTCCTCACGTCTTTTAACTGCGCTTTTGAATCGGTTTTGAATACCGTTTGAAGTTAGGATTTTGTATTTGTCAAACAGCTCCTTATTGAAGAATTCCACTTGTATCGCTTTCTTTACGACTTCTTCTACAGCACCCTCGGTAGTACCAACAATGTCAGCCACTACAAAAGATAAGTTCTCGTCCCACTCAATATAATACCCTTTATCTTTATAGATATTACACAGCAGGCAGACTAGTATTGAAGTCGAAGCTGGACCGCATGCTCTTGATATTCTTCGAATCTTTATGTCTGAGAAAAAATCCGTGTCAAATGAAAAGTATTCAAGACCTTGTTTCTTGGGTCTTGCCATAATATTAGAATCTTACGTTAGTCAGCTGTCTATTGTTGGAGAATACGGCCCATTTACCATTGCCCCCGTTTACAAGGCGTAAATCCTTGACTTCACCGAAGCGTTTGATGTTGCCACAGAGATCAACAATCCATCCGGCTTCCTTGGTAGGGTGGGGGCGGATGGCGCGGCCCACTATCTGATACCAGAGAGCCAGAGACATCGTTGGACGGGCCATAACGATGGTGTCAAGTTCTGGATAGTCGAATCCTGTTGTAAGTACGCCGACATTGGCGACGACGGGTATCTCTCCGGCCTTAAATTCTTCAAGGATGCGCTCGCGTTCTTTCTTTGGCGTGTCTCCAGAAACGATAGCAGTGCCAGGTATAGACTGCGTAAGTCTTTGTGCCTCTTTTAAGAATCTAGTGAAAACGAGTATGCCTTTACGCTTGCCGCCAACTTTCGGATTCATAAGCCTACGGACGATGCTTACCAAAAATCCATAGAAGTCAATACGCTCATATTCTTTTACTACTGATTTGTCCGTATAGTCGGCACCTGTCGTATTTACTTTTAGGTTAAGCTCATTCCAGCCCAAAGGGTTCATGGCGTAATAGTTAAGCTTTGAAAGGTAGCCCATATCCAATAGGGTGGAGATTTGCACCTGATAGATGACTTCGGAAAATACACATGGGCGTGTTCGTGTGATGAACTTCAGCATCGATCCGAAGTCACGGCTTGACGATAAACGGTATGGTGTTGCTGTCAGTCCTAGGACCTTACACTGCAGCATGGTAAGAAAATCTTTGTACATACCTTCTTTTGGATTGACAAGGTGGCACTCGTCTATGATAATGTTCCTGAAATGTCGGAACAGTTCAGGATGATTTTTAACGCTGCCAATTGTGGCGAACGTTATCCTTGAAATATCCTTACGTCCAAATGACGCAGAGTATACAGAGCAGTCAAGGATACCATAAGAACAAAGTTTCAGATAGTTCTGTTCGAGTATCTCTTTCGAAGGCTGGAATACAAGCGTGTGCCCTTCAAGGCGGCTAGCGATATCGGCTATCACTAGGCTTTTGCCAGCTCCAGTCGGTAATACCATGATGGCATTGTTTCTCTTAGTCTTGTTTGCAAAGAAACTGACCGCCGCATCACTGGCTTTTTGCTGGTAATCTCGTAAAACATAGCTCATAAGCCCTTTTCCTTTTTTAGCTTTTTATTTATTGCTTTATAGTATCTTATAAGCTGCTCATATTCAAAGTCACTCATTCTTGATGTACTGGCGGCTTTGACTTTAAGCATATTAAAAGCCTGTTGCCCGATTTTGGCAATCAAGTTCACTCTGTAACTTTCCAAATGGTCTGCTTTAAACCTGTTGCAGTGGCGGCATTCAGCATTACAATTCTTTTCGTCGTACCTTGTAGCAAGATGTGTCCTGCTGAAATAGTGTCCACAGTCAGCCTGTTCAAACGGCTTTATTTGTCCGCATGATATGCAGCGGAAATATCCGTTCGGCATACAATCACGAAGCCGGATGAAAATGGAAAACTCTTTATCGAGCTTCGCCTTTAAATCCGGCTTCTTCTGTATTTTAATACCAGCCTTGTCGAATAATGGCAAAGGTTTTTCTTTCTTCTTTTTAGGCTTCTTGATATAGTACGGCATTATTTAAATCCCCATTCTTTTATATAATTAATATTATCAGGAAAACCCTGTATTGGTTCAGGACTGAGGAATATCTTTTCGCTTTTCAATGGTGTGCCTCCCCATACTGTTGCAGAGCATTCTTCATATTCTTCTTTAGAAACCTCACTTACATTAAAATGGGGTTGAAAACCATATCCCGTTACGCTTTCCCCTAAGTAAGTACCAAACTTCTTTAAAGCCCATTGAAATGCGATTTCTTTACTGAATATTCCATTTTTAGAAAATACAGCCACATATATTTTATGCTGGAAATTTCCTGTTTCTGTCAAATCAGGATGGCATCTGATACAGAAATACTTAATACGTGAAAGTATTCTTTCAACAAAAGTCTCATGTTTTTCGCAATCTTCTTTCGTCAAGAACTCTTTTCCATCATTAGCGATGTAAACAGTCTTAGTTATTTTTTTCGTTTCCATATTCTTTATTTTGAGATTATTTGTGGACGCAGCGGGAATCGAACCCGCCCAACCATCATGGTTTTACTTGCCTCATATATTAGCTAATTCAATGAAGCAAGTTCATGGAGATATTGCGCAATTACTCCACTCTAAAGCACGTCCTGTGCTTGCGCCCGTATGCCCGTCTTTCCGGGCTGTCAATTATACTTCGATGATTACGATATCAGGGGCAACACCTTTGATTGCTTCAATCTGTTCGTCAATCACCTTGTTCTTGTATTCTTCAATAGTCTCATTTGCACCTGCAGAGACCAAGGACAGAGAAACTTCTCGGCCATCAACATCTGCATAAATCTCAACTTCTATTTCTTCACAGGCAAAGCCCTTGAAAAGAGGAATATTGAGCTTGAACGATTTAGGAAGATTGGAATCTACGACCTGTGAATAATTGTCTGTCTTGCTTCCATTTTCTTCCTTGCTGCGCTCTATATCCTGATTAACCTTTGCCTTGAAGTTCTTCAAAGTGGACACAAGCATCATGTTCTCAGACTTATCCTTGAAGAAGGCACGATGCATCTTAAAAAACTGAGACAGCTTGATCGGTTCCCATTTCTTTTCGGTGTTGATGCCGAACTCCTGCATTTCTTTTGATGTTATCAGAAAGCCACAGACTTCAGTTTGATAGTAGTTGGTCTCATCAATGGTCAAAGCCAATCCCATCTTATCACGATTGACAATGATATTTGATGCTTTCTGATTAATTAGTCCAATGCGCTTTTCCAGCCATTTGAATGGTGCTTCAATGGTTCCGGCAATTGAAACTTTTTTAGGCTCTTTAGGATCAAGCGGTTTTGCAGCTTGTCCTTCTCTTAATACTACTTCGATAGGCGTACCATTATAGTCTTTCGGTACAATCAAATTGATTTTGTTCTCACTCATAATTAATTGTCTGTTCCTGTTTTACGGTTAATACTAAATACTGTTTTCTGCATTTCTTGTGGCATGATAGGGCGGCTATATACCAATTCGCCCAGTCTGTTATAGAAGCCTGCCATTTTTTCATCATGATAGAGAATCTTGGCGCATTCTTCATTGTCAACGAACTCAGTACCCCTTTTGATGTGGTCTAAAAGTTCTTGTTTTTCTTCGTTTAATGGTTTTAGGCGTTCTTTGAACTCTTGCATGGCTTCCTTTTTCTCTACTTCAATATCATTGATGGAGATAGAGACTTCAGCAAGCACTTCTTTCTTTTGTGCAAGTTCATCTGGCGTGAATCGATGTGTATATCCGATTTTCTCTATCGCGTCTGCATTATCTTGAAGAAACTGCCATCGTTCCTTCTCTGGAATGTCTTGTCCTAAAAATTTGTCCATAATCAAATAAACTCTTTATTGCGTTCAATTTCTTGTTGTGCAAAAATTAGCATCTGTTGTTCGTTGGCAGCAGGCAAGTATATTCCTGCAACGGATGAACTCCAGTTACGGAAGCGGTCAATGCTTAAAGTCATTTCGCTTGTGGTAAGCTCTGCTGAACTTCTCAGATAAGTTACCTCTTTGCCTTTTTTATTTACCGTCTTTCTCTCAAACAAATCACGGTTGCAAGTCCTTTTATAGAAGTCAATTTTGGCTTCGTCAAGGCTGCAACCGTACTCACTACCGAAATACCCTAAAAGAAGGTGCAGATAGCTGTTTTGTGCTAAAGTCCGGTTAGGATGTTTCTTTCTTAGTTCAACTACGGCACGCTCTTTGAACAGCTTATTTACATACGCCTTGAATTTGGGTACATCATATTCATTTTTTAAATTAAAAATACTCATGTCTAGAATGGTAAGTCATCTTTTGGGTTGCCGTTTGCATCCACTTCTGGAGGAAACTGTGGTGACATCGATGTTTGTTGGCTTATTGGTTGCTGCTGTGTCTGTGAAGCTGGCTGGATTGCCGGTTGGTGTGCCTGCCGCCTTGCTTCAAGTTTGTAGCATCTAATTGAAGTCATACGTCTAAGCTCGCCATCTTGGTTAGTCCAGGATCTACCTTGTAAAGCAAAAGAAACTGTTATAATATCGCCGATATTGAACTGGTCCAATTCGGCGCATTTGTCACCTGAAACCTCTAGTGGCAGGATGTTTTCATACTCGCTGCGCTCGCCTGTATATGGATCATAGGTCGTTGCATCCAGCAGGAACTCACGCTTAAGAAATGGGCTGCCGCCGTTTTTGGAAGGTATCTGGATAATCTGGCTTATTCCAATTATACGCCCTGTAATCTGGTTACTCATCTTCAGCAAAAATTTTCTTGTCTGTTATCAAATCTCTGTTATCGTTCAAGAACCTGATAAACTCCTCGCAATAATCAGTAATAATAGGTATGTCACGTTCTGGTACAAATGTGTAGCTTTCTGTATAAGTGGATTTGAAGTCTGTGATGTTATACTCAAACGACCTGACATCATTACCATTCTGCATAAGACAGTACGGATAAATCATGTGCTGCCAGTGATCCTTGAACTTACCGACATAGTAACTGCCTGTCGTCTTTATATCGTGGACTGACATCGGTAAAAGTTCGTCTATGTAACCATATAGAAGTACATCACCAAAACACGTTGGCAAAATTGCCTCTACTCGTTGCTGAGTTAATGCGCCTTTATAATAGTCTGCGAACTCACGGCATAGAGAAATGGGAAAATCAAATTGACGGTTGTTATAGGTGGCTCTTAGTCCGATTATGGCCTGTCTGCCATCCTGCATGTCTGATAGTAGTCTTTCTACCTGAACCTTTTCTGATTTCCGATTTTCAATCATGCAGTCGACCACCTCATTGAAAGCCGTCCCCTTATCAGCTGCTTCGCTGTCGAACGGGACACGGTTTATCGTATCTATCAGGCGTTGGAACTGTAGATCTTTAAATTCGTCTGGGGTATGTGGGGGATTCTCACTGAATCCCCAATATTTGCCCCATACCACATCGCTTTTCAGATATCCGGTAAAGGTATCGAGAAGCGTTGCATAGAATTTGAATTTAGGCTGCTTTGTCTGCATAGGTCTTAGTTTCTTTATCGAATATAAGCCCAAGGGCATTTACCTTTGCAGAGAAAAGACGTCTTGCCATACTTAGAGAACTTCCTACATGTTCGAAGTTGTTTATCCTCGAAGCAAAGTCGTTGGCAGACTGTGCGTCCGTTATCATTTCTATATTATCTTTTATCTCTTCAATGACTTTGTCGTAGCGTGCACGCTCTTCTTTTTTAACCTGCAGCATGTTGAGATAAGGCATGATGACTTTTGTACTTATAAAATCATTCTTTGCAGTCGGGTTGCCGTTTTTGTCTAGAATGCTTGGCACAAACATTACGCCCGGCAGGTTACAGGTGTTCTTGCCGTCGTTGCGTGATGTCGGATCGAACGTGACAGTACGTTTTTGTACACCGTTCTCGTTGCGCATCTCAAGATATCCGAGCAAGTCAAGTTCTGTAACGATTGAGTTGTATGATTTTTCACGCAAGGCAGGGATAAATACTGTGTCGTCTCCATCTTTTCTCGTGTCTCTGTGAGCTACAAATACCACGTTTTTGTTGAGCGATGAAAGCGTGCGTGTCATCCAAGAAAATTCGGCGTTGATGCCACCCCAGTCCCTGATTTGTGGCTGGCGTGTACCACATTTATAGGTGATGATAAAATCCATCATCTTGCCGATTGTATCTACCACGATAGTTTGGTATGTAGATAAGTCTTCTTCTAATACTTGCCGGACATCCTGCCATGAACTGACCTGAACGATGTCAATACCATCCAAGTGAGCCATATTGACACGCTTCACACCATTGTCAAAGTCGAGTAGCAATGGTTTTGGTGCGCTTAATGCTACTGTCGTTTTTCCCATACCAGCTTGACCGTATATCATCATTTTTACTGTTGATGGGATTACTAATTCGTTTGATTTCTTAATAAGTGACATAATCCAAAAAATTAAATTGTTAATAGTATTTCTTTTGTTTCTTGTTCAATTCTGGTCTGGTCTATATATGGCATCTTGCCATTGTCATCAAGAGTGCATAATTCGACATCAATTATACGGCAATCAGAATTAGTCGGGATAAATCCGCCTGTACCGTTATAATAGTCGTCCTCTGTGTACCCGTCGACAGTCACATCAACTGTCAATATCAGCGTCTCGTCTTTCTTTTCGACTGACACTGCTGATATTCCGGCATTAGCGCAATCGGCACATTTGCGTGCCAAATCTGCGTAGTCGCGTTCGTAAAGTTTCATAATAAAATCTTATACCATATTTTATACAAGCTCTTGCCGTATTCGGCTGAGAACCATAGAAAAGCTACTGCTAAGGCAGTGGCATCGCCTGTATGGCAGGCATAAATAAATGCTATAATGTTTACAGCTAAAACCATCTTTTTCATATATTGATTATTTTGATTATTCTACAATATCCTGCCGCGTCATCACGACGTAGCAGGCTAAGAAAAATATTCAGTTCTCAAGTAATTCTTAATAACTGCCTGTTATGTATTTCATCTTGTCGTGGCCGAGAGAGGACTCGAACCTCTAACCTCGCGGACCATTCCGCGGCTCTATACTTTGAGCTACCCGGCCTTTGCATGAACTTCACAGTGGATGCAGTCAAGAAAAATGATAAAAACTAGAAACTTATAAAATTGGTACCCTGTGCCCGGTTCTACCGCAGTCTCAATGGACAGCACAAGGTTATTGTAAAAGATAAAGCATCAGCCGAAATGGTCGCCCAAACCATGCCCTTTATAACCTTTTCCTTTAGGATGGACATATTGCGTAGCATTTAGCTAAATCTTAGATCTTCAGAAATTCACGGCATTATTGCCGTAAACACATAACTGGTAAACTCTTTAGTTACATGACACTTATTTTTTCATGCATGTCCAGTCATGATTTAAATTTTTGCGCTTTGTTACCGATTATATTTTTAGCCCTACTTGCGTCCTCGCATACGGCTATAGATTGTTAGTCTTGCCGTCTGCTTCGCTTTCGTATTTTTCAACATGTCAAAGAACGCCTGTCACGTGTGGTGCCGCCGCTCTCGCTGCGTGATGCGAGCCTTCAGCTCTCCCGGCACCTTCAATGCTAGCAGTTGTCCATCCACTCACGAAGCGCGCTTTCTTTGAACACATGTCGCTTGCCCTGCTTAACATGAGGTATTTCTGTTACCTTCTTATACAGCGTGTTCAGCGGCATGCCGAGCAGCTTGGCGGCTTCTTTGGCGTTCAGATACCGCTCAGGTGTAATCATTTGCGGCTTGAATCCGTTCTTTTCAAATAACTTGAACAGTTCTTCAGCTATCATGCGCGCTTCAGTTCTCGTCATATCACATACAAATTGAAATTAAATTGGCTTTCTTAAAGCATCTGTATTCTTGTCTTTCAGTGTCGAAGTAAACCTGAACGGTGTCGTTTCTCTTTCTGTTGTCACCGCTTGTGGCTGGTATCAGGTTTTCTTTCAGTGTGCCGTATGCCTCACGTATAGAACCGTCAACTTTCTGAAAGTAGAACTTCACGATTCTTTGTTTCATTGCTGCCTTCAGCTTCATGTTGGCCCAGGCTACCTTTAATGCTTCACTCATTGTAAAGCCATTTCGCTTTACGAACTGCCATGCAAGGCTCATAATATCGTGTAATACATTTCTTTTCATAATCGTGCTTTTTGATGTTAAAACTCTTTTACATAACCTTTCTCATAAGCCGTTTTGCGTATATGTTCAGCCAGCTCTGTGTCTGTTACATAGTTTAGAGCAAACTTCACTGTGTTAGGTGCGACTTGGCAATCAGCGGCCAGTTTTTTTGCGCACCCATACTTCAATTCAATTTTTTTTCTCTGTGGCATCGTCGTTCTATTTTATTTGTGTATATTTGCAGTCAAACGTTATAGAAACGTTGCTGATTTATTAATTCTGTTGCAAATATACACAAATAATGTGTATATAACAAATTTAATATACACAAATATTGTGTATAAACATAAATTAACTTTGTGGACTATATAATACCTTATTAATTATATGAAGAAAGAAAGTGTGGCTATATGGGTAATGTGCGGTGTGTCGCTGGTTATGTCGATAGTCGCAATATGTGTGGCGGGCCATCATACGTCTGATTCGGGAGTTGATTACCAGGGGATGATAGTAGGCGTCTTATCGTTACTTGTAACTGTTTTAATCGGGTGGAATATTTATTCTGTATTAGACTTAAAAGGTCTTAAAGACAGAATATCCGTAACGGAAAAAACATTAAAAAAAGATATGGACAAAGCTATCAATAATGCCTCATTGAACTTTAAAATAGAAATGATGGAGTCATCTGTAGTATTGCAAGCTTATCATTCTAAGGATTTGATTGAAGCATTGCAAGTTATGTTCCATGAATATCATAGGGTTGTCAATAATGATAGCATTGCTAAGATTATGGCTCACAGTTACATAGTAAGCCTCTTGTCAAATTTTACGAGCAATGGTAAGGATGCCGTTCTTGCGGATAATTTGATTAAGGATTTAAGTCAACATGTTTCTTATGAAGAAGTTGATTGCTTCCTGCATGATTTCCTTTCTTTACCCGACGAGCGTAAATATCCACAACATGACGAGTTATCACTTTTGTTGCAACGTTTAATTTTTGCAAAGCTTCAAGATTGTTATGGTCAAAAAGTAAAGTAACTGCCTGCTCATGAACCGAACGTAATGCCTCTTCTCTTGTCATATTAAAATAAAGCAGCACCAAAAATAGGTACGAGCTATTTAGGTGTATATATTAGACCTCTTCTGAGGAATGTTAAACCAGATTGTATCCACAACACCTCGTACTTGCTGTGTATACAAAGATAAACAAAATGTGTTTATATGAATAGTAATGGTGAAAGAATTGCACAGATAATTTCAAAATTTTGTGAATCAAAAGCTGATTTTGCAAGAAAAGTAGGAGAAAAGCCTCAAACGGTCAGTAATTGGGTCGTTAGGGATAATGGTATTAATGTACTAAACAAAGTCATGGAGGTTTTTCCTCAAGTCAATAAAGATTGGTTAATGACTGGACATGGCGATATGATAAAATCAAACAATAATAATACAGAACCTCAGATTAATTTTACTAAAGGCGTACCATATTATAATGTTGATTTTATAGGTGGATTCGACATTGTACTTAATGACCAGACAATCAGTCCTGAATATTTGATTGACTTCAGAAAATACTACGAAGCTACATGTTGGTGTAATGTTACTGGGCATTCCATGGAACCAGAAATTACACATGGGGATATTATAGCATTGAAAAAAATTGAAGACAAGTCTTTTCTTCCATTGGGAGAAGTGTATGCGATAGTAACAACCAATGGAATGAGGACAATTAAAAGACTTGGTCCATCAAGTGATCCGAAATGTTATACATTAGTTCCTACGAATAAATCTCCGGAATATGGCATTCAGGAACTTCCTAAAGATATGATAGAACATATTTTCCAAGTCCTTGGATGTATGAAAAGGCTTTAACTGAAGGTGGTAAATTATGAAAGGTAAATATTTACTGTTATTGTTTTTGGTTGTTTTGGTCTCGAGCTGCGGAAATAATAAACCTACGCCGGAACAGAAAGAGCTTTCTGAAAGATACATCAAAAAGTTGGTGGATGCTAAGGTTAATATATATGGTGGTGAGTTGACGGATGCTAATTTTCTTGTTCTTGCGGTAGATGCTTATCCAGGAGCTAACTTTGACAAATATGCAGAAAGCTACCTTGAGGATGCCTTACGGGCCGGGCTTGACATAAAAGGAGTGAATATTGTTGATGTAAAGGATTGCCAAATCGGTGACGGATGGGTGACTGGTAAACGCATTGGAAGAGCTTATAATTAACAGTTATATTAGCTATGTTCTGCTTATGTTCTACCACAAAATTCATATTGAGCATATATTACTGAACAACAAGATACACAAACAAATAAGAAAACTTTTTATCGTAGAGAATATATTGGCCATTAGAACGCAATTGTAAGTATAAATAAACAGTGGATTATGTTAAATTTTATTTCTTTCATTATAGTTGTAGTATCTGTCCTGCAGATTGTGTTATTCTTCAAAATCTGGAAAATGACAAATGATGTCAGGAAAATTAAGAAAAAAATTGATGCTGATCTTGAAATCGACAGAACTGACAAAATACGTATTGCATTATTGAAGGGTGATAAACAAAAAGCTATTGAATTGCTTACGGATAAACTGGCTACAGAGTTGGTTAGGAAAAGCAATGAGGAATATATGACACCTGATGAGATAAGTGCTTTAAAGGAAAAGTATGCTAAAGAATTCCTTAAATTAGGCGTTAATGAATTGCCGATAAAAGATGTAAAAGAGCAAAGTGACATTTATAGTCTTATGAAGAGATTGTAGTCATGAAATTCAACTATTATCAGCATATATTCTACCAGTGTTCTACCATAAATTTATTGTTGTCTGTATTATATTGATAGACAGTGAAATACAAGATAGATACAAGTTCCAACGGAATCACAGAAAAGGAGCATCATGTGATGCTCCTTTTTCTTTTTATCATAGATGTTCTTATTTGCGTTTATATTGATTGATGATACAACTTACAGACTGCATCATTTCTTTCTTATAAGTCTTGGCATTATTTTTTGCCATGAAAATGTATACATTAGATGTTTTGTTGAACTTTCCATATACCCTCGATATAAATATGTTTTGTCACCTCAAGTTTTATGTAAGCACTTAGGTCGTTTCATGCATGTTCAACAATGACTTCAACAGTTCTCATATCAAACACCTAAAACAATATTAACATCAACATTCAGTTTCCGGCTAATTTCACGGGCTATCTTCAATGTGGGCTTGCATTTACCGGAAATATAATCATTCAAAAGGGGAGGGGTAACACCTATCAATTTAGCCAATGTTTTTGGGGTAAGCCCCATTTCATGCATATGGAATTTGAGAACATCAGCAAGTGAGGGTGCTCTCAATGCAAAATGTTTTTCCGAATACTCTGCAACAAGATTAGAAAGTAGTTCCAATTCTATACTGTTCGGGTCATCGAGAGGTGTTTTGTCTGTTATCAGTGGAAGTAACTCTTCAACTCTTTGTACAGCCCTGTCATATTGATCTTTTGTTTCTATCTTTGTCATATCTTTAAATTTTAGAGCAATCAACTATTTTATCATATTCTGCATGAGTGCCAATAAAGTGATTATAAATAGATTTTTAGTAAATATTATTGCTACAATCGGTCTTAAATTATTACCTTTAATATTGAAAACATAATGTTGTTTGTATACATAATCAATACTATTGCTGATCTTTTTTACATATGCAAAGCAAGTCTATTCGCTTCCCTTGTGACTATTGTAGTACATTCTTTTAAAGCAACCTTTTTTATTAGGATACGTTTCTGTGTATTATTTTATAGCATATTATTTAAATATTTTCACTTAACTCACAATATTACCATATTGCAAAGGTAATAACAAAATTCTATTTTTTCAATATTTTATTCTAAATAATCGGATATGAATGACAATACCAAGAAAGATATTTTTTGTAAAATAAATGTTTTTGATTTTTATAAGTTAGTTATATTATTTCACGTGATATACCTATAATATGATTGTCTGTTTCCGTCTTTGTAGCTATTATTTTTTGAGATAGAATTTAAATTAAGTTATTACGTAAAGATTAATAGGCCTATGAGGCATATAAAATAAAAGCGGACCTGATTTATGTCAGGTCCGCTTCAGATAGAATTTAATTGTCAATCAGATTTCACGTTATATTAAAAATCAAGTTTAGGCTTTATTCAGCAATAGGCGTTAATTTTATTAGGGCTACAGTGCAGCTGTCTGCCTTTGTTATTTTGTGGCTTCCTTGCTCTATTGTGGTCGTCAGGCTCTTAGAAGAGCTGTCGCCTTCAATTTTAACATCGTCAACTTTTATGTTGTATTTAGTGCTGCTCGAGCCAAAGTATATTGTCAGGGTCATCTTTTCAGTTGTAGAGAATGATATCTCTGTGCCTGACTCCATCTTAAGGCTGTTTGTATATGTAACACCATCTATTATAGTATCTTCTTTTCTGTAATTTTCTTTTGTTCCGGTCATTGTAATGGCGCTGTTAGACGGAGTGCCGTTTGTAAAGTCACAGATTATTTCACCCTCAACAGGTGTTTCTGTGTCACCCGGTTCTCCACCTGTTTCACCTCCTCCAGTTTCGCCGCTTGAAGCATTTTCGTCTCCAAAGATGCCGATAAGTGATGACTTGTAGTTTGTAACAGCTTCTTTCAGTTCTTTATTGACGTTATAGTCTGTATCGTCGATGCTGTTATTGAAGGTCCACTTGAAATCTCCGTGATTCATTCTTCCTGCACCATACCAGCCTGTGACCTCTGACGGTACATTTGCTGCTTCTACCGGTTCATAGTCATACATCAATGATGCATCGGTATCGAAGTTGTTATAAGAAGTTGCACCCTGCAAGGTCTTTATGTCCTGCGGTACTTGCTCGTCTCTTGTTTTGGCTTCGTATGCATCAAATTGTACATTGTCTTCCTGGTATGTTACATATTTATAATATTGTGTCTTTTCTGTCATGATGTTGCCGAATGACTTTATCATACCACCATCTTCTCCAGAGAATGTGCCTTTAGGGTCAGATGAAATGTCTGATCCTTGTTTGGATATGAGCATCGGACATTTTGTTGCTCTGAAATAGTTGCTTTCTACAAATACATTTGAGCCGGATGTTGCACCTACGCCATATTTGGAAATACCGTCGAAGTAGTTGTTCCATACATGTACAGACATCGTGCGGATACGCGGCATACGTGAGTCACAGTGGTCAAACCAGTTGTTGTTGTAACTTATATAGTTTGGCCCGCTCTCGCTTGTCATTCCACATAATGACGATTTTCCGCTGTCGAAGAAATGGTTGCTTGATACGGTTATATACTGAGAGTCGCCTTTGATGTCGATAGTGCCGTCGCCTTTAGCCTGGTCTGAATCTCCTCCGGCCTGACCATAGAATAAATCCAGATTGTGTATCCAGCAGTATTTGTTGTCCGTATCCAACGAAACACCATCATCCATGAAGTTTAATATGCCGAAGTTGCGCAGCTCTACGTTTACGGCATTGCGCAGAAGAAATCCGAAGCCGTTTATTGTTGCGTCTTCACCTATGCCTTCTATTGTTATATTCATTTCAACAGAATTGTTCTTTCCTTTTATTTGAAGTCCTTCGTTGCTTAACAGTGCATCCATGTCGGTGTTTTTGATCATGCCGATGATTCTTACGCACAGCGGACGTGTCTCTTTTCCTTTTTGGTATGCGTTGAGTATTGCCTGCAGTCCTGTATAAGTCTGTTCCTTATCACCAATAACAGGACATGTTACAGTCTTTGCTGTATTTGCCGTAACGTATATTACGCGTGCGTTGGCTTTTAGCGTACCGTCGGCATTATATGCTCCCGGCGTATTGCCATTGAGGAAACAGAAACCTTCACGTTTATAGTTTATTACCTTTATTCCGGTAACTTCATTAGCTGCAGCATCTTGTTCTTTTTCTTCAATTACCGGAACAATCTTAAATGAATAATTGTCTGCTGCAATTAAGCCTGTAGCATCTGCCCGTCCGTATGTTCCATAGTTGCGTACCAGCTGGTCGTCCAGTTTTGTATATTCTTCGTATTGTCCACCTTTTACGTACACTATGTAAGACGAAGCATCTGCAAACGGCTCCCATTTTACGAAGGCTGATTCGTGCCATCCTTTTGACTCAAATATCTTTACCTTTCCTTCCTGATTGTCAATGTCGCCTTCGCTGCCGCTGTCTTCTGCTTTTGCAAAGCTGATATTTTTTACAGTCTTTGTGTATGCGTCTGTCCATGTCCCGTTTACAGGGCTGACGTTTACTATGCCGTTGGCTCTGTCTATACTGACTTTTACTTCATCTGTATTATAATATTTAATGTCGTTGCTGGTCAGTGTCAGTCGCATTTGATTATTTTGGCTGTTGAGGCTTACGGAGTGGTCTGTTGTCGGTTCAGGCGTTGTTCCTTCGCCTTCTTTTTCAACAGATATCATATATATGTAAAGTCCTCCTGTGTTTGTCAGCGTTATGCTTCCGTCTTCGGTAACAGTGCCTATGTTTACCTGATCGTCAAGACTTGTGCTGTTAAAAAATCCTGACTCAGGAGTAATGTTAGTCACATTGAGTCCTCTTTTTTCTGTTTTTGAACTTGTCTTGCATTTAACAGTTATCTTAGAGCCTTTTTCAAGGTTGTCTATCGTTATTGTTGACACTTTATTCAATGTAAGGCATTGTTTCTTTATATCCACTCGAATGGCATCTGATGTTTCAGCCGTGAATATGATATTCTGTGTAAATATCAGTTCTGTGCCGTTAGCTTTTAATGTTTCAGAGTTTAATGCCTTATTGTTCGAATATCTGTCATTTGTGGCATCATATGTCCAGTTTTCAGTATCGGCAGACAGATTTGTCCTGTCTGTACTGCTTACACCTTCCTCTTGAAAGTCCCATGTCTGAGCAACTGCATCAGTAGTAAAAAATGGCATAAGGCATATGAGGAATGCCGTAATTATTGTTGAGTATATGTTTTTCATGATAAAATTATTTTATGACTGTCTTTTTTCCATTAATAATATACACGCCTTTGTTAAGGGCATTGGCATCTTTACCCATGTATTGTCCGTTAAGGTTGTAGACTTTTGACTTTCCGGAATTGTCCATAGATGTAATATTTGTTATTCCGGTTGTGTTTTCATAGCTTAAGGAGATGCTGACCTTCGACATGTCTTCTGTCAGTGAAGTATTGTCGTCAAATTGAAGTGTTACGTTGTTCCCATTGAAAGTCAGATTGCTTACGAATTTGTCGATTTCAGTTCCGTTTATTATAACGGTTTGTTCTGTTTCTGCATACATTGTTCCTCCTGACAATAATGCCATCAGGAACATACATAAAAATGTTTTCCTTTTCAT